GATTTACGCCGGGGTCTGGAATTACTTTAAATAGCAAAAATAACAACCGTAAGACGTCTGCTCAATACGCACCTGCCACAATTAAGTGCATCGCCACTAGCACGTACGTACTGGTTGGAGACTTGGCGGCATAATGCCCTTTACATTAGGAATGGTAGGAGCCGCAGGCGCTCTAATCCTGCCCACTGGTGGAACTATTGTAGAAAGTGGTGGGTACAGATACCACACGTTTACATCTAGTGGAACTTTTACTGTATTCGCTCCTGTAACCGCAGAGATGCTTGTAGTGGCTGGTGGAGGCGCTACTGGACAGTGGTACGGTGGTGGCGGTGGAGCAGGTGGTCTACTTGGATTTACTAATCAATCTTTATCTGCAGGAGCCTACACCGTAACTGTAGGTGCTGGTGGCGCTGGAGTCGGTGGCGGAGGCTACGGCGGTGCACGAGGTGCAAGCGGTGGTAACTCTCAGTTTGGCGCACTAACTACCGCACTGGGAGGCAGTGGTGGCTCGTCTACAGGAGGAGCTGGTGCACTAACAGGTGGTTCCGGTGGTGGTAGTGGTTACGCCTCAGGTGCTGGAGCGGGAACCGCTGGGCAAGGTAACAGCGGTGGTGGAATTGGTTACCCTGCTTACGGTGGCGGTGGTGGCGGTGGAGCTGGTGCTGCTGGAGGAAGCCTGACTTATGACGGTGTGGCTGTGCGTGGTGGCTCTGGCGGTAACGGCTCTTCCTCATACTCAGCTTGGGGTGCGGCTACTAGCACTGGCGAAAATGTCTCTGGTACCTATTGGTATGCGGGCGGTGGTCAAGGCCAAGGTCAGGGAGACACTACACAGCGTGGTGGAAACGGTGGTGGCGGAAACATCGGCTCTGGCGAAGGCGAAAACGCAATGCCAAACACTGGCGGCGGTGGCGGTGGCGGTTTCGGCTACTCCGGCGGTTCTGGTATTGTAATTGTAAGGTATGCAATCTAATGTCACACTTCGCAGAACTTGATGAGAATAACGTTGTCCTACGTGTTCTTGTAGGCGACAATAACCTTCCTAATGAGGGCTATGACTGGTTTGTAGAAAATCTAGGTGGCCGTTGGGTGCAGACTTCCTACAACGCTACTATTCGCAAGAACTTTGCTGGTATCGGGTATACCTACGATGAAGAGCTTGACGCATTCATCCCTCCTAAGCCTTTTGAGTCGTGGACCCTTGACGAGGACACCTGCCGTTGGATGTCCCCAATTCCGTACCCACAAGATAGCAAGGTATATCTGTGGAATGAGACTGCTCAAGTATGGGACGAAGCTCCGCCCCCGAGTGAGTAGCCTTAACCAGTACAAGCTTTACTAGGATAACCAGCATAATACAGCTGTATACGGCAAACTAGTAGTACCTTTATTGGAGACTTTAATGCCCGCGATTAACTTTCCTGACGCACCTGACGTCGATGACGTATTTACATCTGGCTCGAGAAGTTGGGTGTGGACTGGCTCTACTTGGAAGATTGCCTCATCAAGCGTTGGGCCTCAAGGACCAACTGGCCCTCAAGGGCTTACTGGTGACACTGGCCCTACTGGACCTGTGGGGGACACTGGCCCTCAAGGTCCTACAGGCTCTACTGGACTTACGGGAAGCACTGGTCCAACTGGACCTACTGGTCCCCTCCCATCTTTTACTGCAGGTAATGGAATCGAGTACGCTGGCGGAATTGTAGAAATTGACACCGCTGTTGTTGCAACGGTCTCTTACGTAGACGATATTGCACAGGGTATCTACGCTAAGCCATCTGTAATGGCGGCTACTACTGAAAACCTTTCTGCAACGTATAGCAACGGCACTCTAGGTGTGGGAGCTACTCTTACCGCTACTTCAAACGGTGCGTTCCCTGCAATTGACGGCGTTACCACTATTACTACCGGTAATGGTTTTCGCGGTGTTCTTGTAAAGAACCAGACTAATGCAGCGCACAACGGCAGATACAACCTAACGACTCAAGGGGACTCAGGAACTCCATGGGTCTTGACTCGTTGTGGGCTTTGTGATGAAGCCAGTGAAATCCCGGGTATGTACGTTTTTATTAAAGACGGAGACACTAACGTAAACAAGGGTTTTGTAGGGTTTGTTTCTGACCCTGCTACTTTTGTGGTCGGTACTGACGCTATCAATTACACAGAGTTTACTTCTGCTACCGTTGGTCCTACTGGTCCTACTGGAGCGCAAGGACCGACAGGGCCTACGGGACCAACTGGCCCTACAGGAGCTAGCGGAGGAATAACCTTTGCCGTCACTGATGGCGGCTCTATGACCTACTCAATTAATGGTGCCACTAACCCTACGCTAAACCTTGTTCGCGGCATGAGGTACGTGTTCGATGTAAATGCTGCAGGTCACCCATTCTGGATTCAAACCACTGGAGGCGGGTACAACGCTGGAAACGTCTACACAACAGGCGTAACTGGTGCAGGAACTGATTCTGGAACTGTAATATTTGAAGTTCCGTTTAACGCTCCTAACACTTTGTACTACCAGTGCCAAAACCACTCTATGATGTACGGCACCATTTCTGTATCAAATGCGGGTGGAGCTGACGGTGCTACAGGCCCTACGGGACCAGCAGGTGCAGACGGTGCTACAGGCCCTACGGGACCAGCGGGTGCTGACGCCCCCGCAGTTGTCGGAATTAACCAACAGACTGGTAACTACACGCTTGTGCTTACTGATAAAGACAAGCTGGTGGAGCTGTCTAGTTCGTCTGCGATTACAGTTACCATTCCCCAAGATGCGTCGGTTAACTTCCCCGTGGGAACCACCCTCATGCTAGTGCAAACAGGCACAGGGCAAGTTACCGTGAGCAACTCTGGCATTACGCTGGTAGGTGCTACGGGGACTAAGACTAGAGCACAGTACTCAGTTGCGTCTCTAATTAAGCGGGCATCAAACAGCTGGCTACTATCTGGAGATTTGACCACTTAATGAGAAAACTTATATCTGGAGCAATTAGCTCCATTCGTAGACGATTTGTAGACACCTTTAACAGAACTGATGCCGCTTCTCTAGGCGTAGCATCCGACGGCTCTCTATGGAACATTGTTCGAGGGGCCTTCTCTATCTCTAGCAACAAAGCAGTAGGCGGTAGCACCGACTACCCTATTGCTGCGGTAACCATGCCCAACCAGAACGTGGCTATTTCACTTTCTGACATTGGGGCTGGTGGCGGAGCTGCCCTCTGGGTGACTGATGCAGGAAACTGGTGGGCAGTCGGTGTGTACCGCCAATCTGAAGACTGTAACTGTACTGAGTTTTACAACAGCTACACTTACTCGTACAACTATACGTATGTGTATGCCTATAACTACACCTACTCATATTCTTACATTTCAGGGTACACCGCTGGCAGCTGTATTGCGTGGGCTAATGGCCCAACTTGTTGCGCGTCTTATTACGTATGTAACGCGTACAACACCTCAAACTGCTGTGGATACACTTGCGGTTCTTACAACACCTCAAACTGCTGTGGCTACACTTGCTACGGATATAACGCGTATAACACCAAGAACAAAACTGGTGGTAACTGCCAAGGTAACTACTGCTCCTGCTATAACGGCGTAAACTGTGCCAGCAACTACTGTTCGTGCTACAACGGAGTGAACTGCGCCAACAGCTACTACGCATGTCAAAACTACCAAGGGTGTAATGCCTGCGTTCAGGAAAACGCCGCCACCCCTAACTACGCTAATGCAAATGCTAATGCTCTGGCCAATGCGAACACTAACGGTGTAGGAAATGCCACTGGTTACAGTGGTCCGTTCTACAACTGTGGCACGTGCTATCCAAGCTACCTACGTGTTTTTAGGTCTGTAAGTAACGTAGTTACTACTGTTGTTAATCAGTTAATCGGAGAGACTGCTCCTCAGTCAATGAAGGTACTTACTTCTGGAACCCAGATTACGACTAAGGTGTACTCAGACCCATCTTTGGTCACTCAAATTGGTAGCGACATTGTCTACACGGCTACTGGAGCGGCTATCTCTCCTTCGTATGGAATAACAGTTGTTCCTAGCAGTTACTCACAAAGCTACTCTGTCGGAGAAATTTCAATAGAAAAGAACTAGACTAAATTATCGGTATTTAAAAGGCCCACATGAAACTTATACGATTTGCAGCTAAAGCCAACCTCAATAGTTGGGGAGTTCCTACTCCTACTAAAAATGTCCTACCAGAGTGGTATAAAAAAGCTGAGAGCACTTACATCCATAAGGATGACCCTAAACAAGAAGAGCACGCTGGCCTAAAAAAGTGCATGCCCTTTATGGACACGATGGTGTCAGGCTACGTGCTAACCACCCCTGTCGAACTTTATGTAACTAAAGACGAGGAGGGCAACCCTAGAGTCACATGGAACGGCCCGCCGGAGCTTAGCAAGTTTGTTGATGAACGCCCCGCTAACCTAGGAGCAACTATGCCCCGCCCTGCTGGGCACTACCCAAACCACATGGTATTCTCTGGTTTCTGGGGGTGGAAGACCCCTCGTGGCTGGTCTACTTTAGTAGTGCATCCTTTAAACAGATACGACTTGCCTTTTACAATCTCTGCTGGAATTGTAGACAGCGACCAGTTTAACGCGTCGGGTAACATTCCCTTCTTCCTTAGGGAGGGCTTCGAGGGAGTGATTCCAGAGGGCACTCCCTTTGCTCAGATTATTCCTATTAAGAGGTCTTCTTGGCTGATGGTTGATGACAGTACAGGCATGGCTGACGTTGACATGATTCAAGGGACAATAGTTAGAGAGCCAGAAACTTTATACAAGCGTATCTTCTGGAAGCGAAAGGACTATCGATGAAGCCTAAGATTAAAAAGGATAGACCTGAAAAAAGAGTAGTTGTAAAGGTCTCTCCTAATAAAGTCCAAAAGCTAAGCACGTGGGACCTGCTAAAAAGAGCCTTCTCTATCTGGCTAGACAAGATTTCTAGAGTTAAAAAGCCTGCCACAAATCCTCAGGGCATGATGCCCAACACAAACCTTTGGAAAGACATCACCTTTCTAGCGATTGTGGTTGACGATGAGGTTGTGGATGTAATGAGGGTCCAGCCTAGAATGGCGTCCATCTTGATGCACCAGCCTACTTTTGTGGAGTTCAACCCCGCTAAGGGAGAGCACCCTCAGATTGGAACAAAATACAAGGATGGAAAGTTAGTACTTCCAACCCCAAATATCTCTCCCAAGAAGTTTGACCTAGGAAAACAAGATGAAGATAACAGGTAAAAACATAACCTTCCACTCCGAGTTGCCACACTTGGACTTGTTGCGTCCGGCCCCTGCTTCGAGGCTAGTTCCTGACTGGTACCGACAAATGAACGGCGTAGAGGACCGTGTAGAGACTGTTAAAAAGTGCATTCCAGTACTGGATGCGTTTACTATCGGGTACATGATTCCATTGTCTGCAGACGTGATGTACGACCACGAGAGCAAGCAGATTATCAGCAACGCTGCTTTTAAAGTAAATAGCGACCACATGCCTGTCCAAACCAAAGACGTCCCTATACTTCCGGGGTTTGACCCTCAGCCACATAAGTGGATGAACAGCTGGCACATCAAAACTCCTAAGGGCTATAGCACCCTTTTTATACACCCACTAAACCGTCAAGACTTACCGTTCTACTCTTTCTCTGGGGTTGTAGATACGGACACTCACCCTATGGTTATTAACTTCCCATTTGTAATACGGGAAGACTTTAAGGGAGTAATTCCTGCTGGTACCCCCATGATTCAAGCCATCCCGTTTAAGCGAGATGAATGGGATAGCACAGTTATAGACACTGGTAAGCCATACACTTTTAATAGAGGATACGAAAACCAGAACGCACCGCTTGCGTGGTATAAGCGAGTATCGTGGAATAAGAAGGTGTTTAGATGACATTACCTACTATTTACGTGGCAATTGCGGCTCTAGATGACGAAGAGCTTATCCCTACTCTTAAAGACTTGTACAGCAAAGCTTCTCAACCAAGCAGAGTCAACGTTGGCTTAGCGGTGCAAAGCACATCTTCTAAGTGGTACAAAGACGTGTCTAAAGAGGCAAAGTCTATATCCCCTAACATACGCCACCGTTTTGTAAAGATAACCAGTAAGAACGCCCTAGAAGTGCTGGGTGTGGGTCAGGGCAGAGAACTGTCCCACAGCCTGTACGAAGACGAAGACTACGTCCTGCAGATTGACTCTCACTCTATGTTCTTAGAAAATTGGGATGAGATTCTTATTGGTCTACTACACCTTGCAAAGAAGGCTACCGATAATAGCCACACTCTTCTCACTGCCTACGCTGGCAACTACTTCCTAGATGAGAACGGCAATAGGACTCTGGAGTTCCCTGAGGGCCTCAACCCTCACTACGGCTTTTACTACCCGCTGTACAGGCCCTATGTCAGCAATGCAGGACTTCCTTCTTGGGATACGGTCCCTCTGTCAAGGGTGTCGACTACTACTGACCGCTTTGTTCCTTCCCCTAAATTTAACGCGAACTTTGCCTTTGGCGACAAGAAGTTTGCAGAGAACTTGGGGCTAGATTCCTCTGTCATATTCTTTGAAGAAGAGATAGTGCAGAGCGTTAACTTGATGGGGTCTGGCTGGTCACTGGTGTTTCCTAACGTCACCGAGGCTGTGGTTAAGCACCTATACGTAGCAGAAGGCCAGATGAGTGCATCTCGACGAAAGGCTGCTGCTAGCTATCTCTCTGAAGAAGACGTTGTAAAGATGCAAGAAAAAATGCAGAGCAACTATCGCGCTTTCTTGGATAACGACGTTATACGCGTTCCTAAAGCCGACTATGAGTCGTACGCAAACGTAAGCCTTAAATACGGCAGACAAACTCCAGAAACAATCTACCCAAGTACTTGGACGCTACAATCGCCTAAGTCTGACTGTAAGGACCCTGAAGTGCACGACCACGCTGATGAGCCATCCCCTGAGCCACAAGAGCCAAAGAAGGCTAGACCATGGGACATGCTAGACCCCCGCATTGGCAGGGTTGACGACAAGGTAAAGCAACTTCGCATGGACTTCTGTTACAACTGTGAGTTCTTCATCTCCTTGACTCAGCAGTGTAAGAAGTGTGGCTGCCACATGCCTTGGAAGACGTCTCTTCCACACGCAGAGTGTCCAGTAGGAAAGTGGAGCGCGGTACCTGATGAGTCTTCAGCCCAATAACCTAACAATTATTCAGGGCGATGCAACAAAGTTAGGTCTCCCTTCTAACTCTATTGATTTGATAATTACTCATCCACCCTACATTTCTACAGATGTCAGGCGTTATGGAGGGGAATCATCTCTGCAGATAAACGTTAGTAATAACGAAAAGAAGATGTTAAAGCTTTACCTAAAAGCTGTTAAAGAGATGTACCGAGTTCTTAAGCCGTCTGGAAGTTTAGTAATGGCTAATTCTTCTAGAAACGGATTTGACATGAAGTTGGCTGCAGAAGTCCTCTTGTCAACAGACTTTAACTTGGCCGGAACATTCGTGCAGTCCGACCCTGAGCAGGGCGCGTTTAGAGGAGAGCGGATTCAGACAGAGTCAATAACTATGTGGCATCACTTTGCAAAAAGCACGGAGATGTACTACGACCACATGGAAGTAAAGCGCTACTCTAACCCTGTCTGGGAACTGCCGTTTAATAACCTTAAAGACCCCGTAGACACTGCTTTAGATAAAGAAGGATTTCACGTTCTAGACGTTATGAACAAAGAAGTGGTATCTAGGTGTATAAAGATGTTTTCTAAGACTAACCATGTGGTCCTAGACCCATTCGGCGGTTCCGCACTTGTAGCGGTGACTGCGGCTCAACTGGGTAGAGTGGGCATCTCAAATGACATCTCTGAAACTCAAGGGCAAGCGGCTAACAGACGAGCGGAGCTAACCCTATGAAGGTAGCTGTCTACACAATCGCTTTGAATGAAGAGCAGTTTGTAAAACGGTGGTATGAGTCTGCTAAGGATGCGGACTATCTACTAATTGCTGACACAGGGTCTACGGACAACACGGCTAGATTGGCTCAGCGTCTTGGGGTCAACGTTGTCTCTATCTCAATTTCTCCATGGCGGTTTGAGGACGCAAGAAACGCTGCACTAGCAGCGCTACCTGCCGACATTGACTACTGCATAGCCCTTGATATGGATGAAGTGTTACTCCCAGATTGGAGAGCGGGCCTAGAAGCAGCTCTGACCAAGGGAGTTACGAGACCTAGATACACGTACACGTGGTCATGGAAGCAAGACGGCACTCCGGGACTTCAGTATGGCGGAGATAAGATTCACACTAGAAAGAACTACCGCTGGAAGCACCCTGTTCACGAGGTCCTTAACGTGTATGGAATCCCAGAGGTTCAGGACTGGGTAGATTTAGAGATACACCACTATCCAGACAATACAAAACCACGAAGCCAATACCTGCCTCTACTTAAGTTGTCTGTAGAAGAAGACCCTTCAGATGACCGAAACGCTTTTTACTACGCTAGAGAGCTGTTCTTCTACAATCAGTATTACGAAGCTGCTGAGGAGTTTAAGCGGCATCTTTCCTTGCCTAGAGCTACGTGGGCCCCAGAACGTGCCGCTTCGATGAGGTATCTAGCGAAGATAGAGCCAGATAGCCGAGCAGACTGGCTTATTAAAGCACACAACGAGTCGCCTAACCGAAGAGAAGCACTAGTCGAGTTGGCTCAGCACTTATACGAAACAGAGTCTTGGGCATCTTGTCTACACTTTGCCGAGAAAGCCTTGGCTATAAAAGAGAAGCCACTGGACTATCTCTGTGAAGAGTTTGCTTGGGGGTCCCTGCCGTATGACCTAGCAGCTATCGCTAGTTACTGGGAAGAGGACGTAGAGAAAGCGCTAGAGTACGGGCTACAAGCAGCTCAACTTGAGCCTAGCAATCAGCGACTGCAAAACAACCTAACGTTCTACCAAGCAGGTCGTTAAGGCTGTATTTATAGCCACATTGCGAGAAACTATAGGTAGTATTCACGGAGGTTTCTTTTGCCCGGTTCTATTAAAGTTAGCGGTTCTCAGAGGACCGTGGCTTCTCCGTACGTCAAGGTCTCTGGCTCTTGGAGACAAGTTGCTGCAGGCTACATCAAGGTAGCAGGCGCTTGGCGAGTATGGCACTCTGCCGACATCTCTGACGATTTCAATAGACTTAATAGCTCTACTCTGAGCACAGCCAGTAACGGTATCGCTCAGTGGACAACTCTCAAGGGTTCGTGGGGCATCGCGTCTTCTCAAGCGAGTAGCGATACAGCCCCCTCAAGCGGCGCTTTGGCTACCACTCCTCTTATTAAACCTGTTCCAAACTACGACATAACGGTAGACATCCCAAGCGGTGCTGGTGTTGGCGCGGCGTTCTGGGTAACTGACCAAAATAACTGGTGGGCAGCCATTACCTACCAGACTACTTCTACGTCTTACTCCTGCCCTAATGGAGGAACTCTAAGTGGCAGTACTTGTAACACCCTTAATGGGTACCCTGCGTCAATTGGGTACACTCAGGAACTCTGTGAGTATCCAACTACCACAACTCAGTACTATGCTGAAGAGATAAGGTATGGCTACGAGCCAATTGGTATTGCCTGTGGCTCGCAGTGCACTCAGCTTGGTGGTGCCTGTATTAGCGGAACCTGCCAAGAGTGGGGCAGCTATATCTACTGCACTAGCACTCCGACTAACAGTACCACCTCCTGTTCCTCGACAACTACCACTTGTCCCGGAGGATGTACCCTAGAAGGTAATAGGTGCTACTCGTACTCTAGCTATTACTACTGCCCAAACGGTGGAACTCTAGAAGGCAGTACTTGTTTTGTCACTAGCTCTTACGAGGCCACTGCCACCACTACAACGAGCTACAGCGTTCGTCTTATTAAGTCAGTAAGTGGGACCATCTCTACCGTTCAAACCGTAACCACTTCTGCTCCTACAAAGAGCCTGAAAGTAACTACTACTGACAACGTAGTAAACGTTAAAGCGTACAGTGTAGAGGGTCAGACTGGTCCTGCTACAGAACTTAACTACACTGCAACTTCCCCGACTATTACAGGCAACTTGGGTATAATTAAGACAATCGCAGCAACCTCAGGCTCTGCCAGTGCAAATCAAACAAACATCGTAGATAACTTTGGAGCACGCTAATGGAACAACTTCCTTTAACTATTAAAGACCCAGTACAACGGTATGAAATCTGCAAAGAATGCCCACGCTTTTTTGCCCCTACCCGCCAATGTGCGGAGTGCTTTTGCACTATGAACGCAAAAGTAAAACTCGAAGACGCAACCTGCCCTCTAAGAAAGTGGTAACAATATGGACTACAAATTTATGCACACAGCTAACGGACCTGCGGTTGTTTCTGAAGATGAAGTTGTTTTCTTTAACCAGTCTGTAGCTTTGTTGGACTACGCAGACGCTGACCCTGACTTTGTGGCTAAGGCGAAAGCATTCCTTGCAGAAGAGATAGTAGGAATGGCGCAGCTCCTTGCTAACAGCCTCACTACTCCTACCGTGGGCGTCGAGTACGGAATGTCCCTTCCAACATACGTTACAGCTATTTACCACATTAACAACTTTGAACAGTTCTTACGTCAGCAAGTGAGGTAACCATGAGAGGCTCTAAGCTCCAAGGACGATTTGACATTAACCATGAAGCCGAGGCTATGTACGAGGCTATGGCTGAGGAGCTTGGTGAAAAAGTCGGTATTGACGTGGACTGGTTCCGTTGGCAAGACTGGTACGTGCAAGACGCAGACAATAATGTCGTAGACGACATCTACGATGTATCAAGCTCTGTTGAGGGCGGCGGACGGCGTTGGATGGCTCCGTTCAAACTCAGGACTGTTATGGCACAGATTACTCGTGGTGGAAACATCCCTAACGAGCGTGGTTTCTACACCAGCGATACTTTGCGCCTAGTCATCAACGCAGATGACATCCGCCGTAAGCTTCCTGAGATTCTTCGTAATGAGCCAAACCAGTTTATTAAAGACCGTATTTTGTACCGTGGACAGGTCTTTACTCCTACCCGTATTAACCCTCGCGGTCACTTTGGCTTCCGCTGGGCAGTAGTAACCATTGACTGCAACGAAGTTAACGCTGAAGAGCTAGTCAACGACCCGCAGTTCCTGAAGTATGCACAACGACCTGACCCTGACCTACGAACGCTGTTGGAGGACTAATGGCTGAAGAACGCAAGAGTATTCGCAAAACCCGTGTGGCTGCCCGTGTGGGCAAGAACCCAGCTGGAAGCGTAGAGACTACGCTTGACAGCACTAAGTATCGCGGTGGCGGTGCAAAACCAAAGGCTCGTAAGGGCGGTACTATCCGTAAGCCTTCGGCAAAGATTCGTTACTCTAAGACCCACAAGACCGACTAATGGCTGAGAAAAAGAAGACTACTAAGTCTAAGGTAAACGAGGCTGGCAACTACACCAAGCCTGAGATGCGCAAGGCTTTATTCAAAAAGATTAAAGCTGGCACCAAGGGTGGAGACCCCGGTGAGTGGTCGGCACGTAAGGCGCAGCTCCTAGCTTCTGAGTATAAGAAGGCTGGCGGAGGCTACAAGTAATGGCACTTGCTAAATCCCAGAAGTCTCTTAAGAACTGGACTAAGCAGGAGTGGACAACCCACGACGGCTCAGAGTCCAAAGGAAAGAAGCGTTACTTGCCAAAGAAGGCTTGGAATGACTTAACCCCTGCTGAAAAGGCCGCTACTAACCGAGCTAAAGCAAAAGGTGATGGCGGTAAAGAGGGGAAGCAGCACGTAGCACAACCAAAGAAGATTGCTAAAAAGACAGCAAAGCACAGATAGGAACTAACATGGCTGAGCACAAGAAGCCTCACGGCAAGAAGAAGGACCCACGTCTAGAGCGTGCTGGTGTGTCTGGGTATAACAAGCCTAAGGCTACTCCGGGGGCTAAGAAGTCTCACATCGTTGTTGCTAAAGAAGGCGACAAGATTAAGACTATCCGCTTCGGTGAGCAGGGCGCTGAGACCGCAGGTAAGCCTAAGGAAGGCGAGAGCGAGCGCATGAAGGCTAAGCGTAAGAGCTTCAAGGCTCGTCACGCCAAGAACATTGCTAAGGGCAAGATGTCTGCAGCATACTGGGCCGACAAGGTTAAGTGGTAGTAGTGGCTGAGAAAAAGAAGTTTGGACCATACAAGGGTTCTAAAGCCAATGGTGGTAGACCTATTTACGTCTACAAGGAAAAGGTAGATGGTAAGTGGGTTACAACTTCTAAGAACAAGGCTCGTGCTGACTACGAGTCAGAGCATGGCAAGATTAAGAGCAAGAAAAAGACCGTAGACCACAAGAACAACAACCACAGCGATGACCGTAAGGGTAACCTTCAGCTGATGGATAAAGGCAAGAACACCGCTAAAGAAAACAAGCGCAGAGCAGGAAAGAAATAATGGCTAGACCAAGCAAAAAAGTAGAAGGACTTGACCCTAAGAAGCCTTCTTACGAAAAGCACCCAGAGATGAAGCGCAACCAAAAGCTGCCCGATAGAATGAAGAACTCTAAAGGCAAGATGAAGGAGAAAAAGTGACTTGCAAATGCGAAAACTGCACATGTGGCAAAAAGGATGATAAGCTACCTAACTAGTAATCCCGACAAGGAGCTAGCGTGGCTATAAAGCACTCCCTCACCAACGTCAATGAAGACGCTTTGGTGGGGGATTGTTCCGTTTGTGGCACTTCTGTTCGGATAAAGAAGTCTCATAACCAGCGTAAAGACGAAACAAAGACTTACTACCGTTGTTATAGAAAGTACATCACTACTAAAACCCACATTGAACGCCCTTGGGTAGCTCACAAGAAGGACTACTGCGAGAGATGCGGGTTCTTACCTGAAGATGACTGCCAGTTAACCGTTGACCATATTGATGGCAATAAATACAACAACGAGATTAGTAACTGGATGACCATGTGCCACAACTGTCACGCACTAAAAACGCTACGTAATAAAGACAGTTCTAATAGGTACAGTTCACCCAGCCAAAACAGCTAAATTTCCCTATCCTAATAGGGCAGGTATCCGTGCGGAGCCTGCCTAGCTTTGCGGCTAGACCTGCGCCTGAAAAAGGATTCTGCTATGCGTGACTTTAAGCCTTGGTGGGAAAAAGTTGCGGACTATAACGACCCAGACCAGCAAGAGTTCCTACGTGGAGCTTATCAAGGAATGGTGACCTACCGTCCGCCACAGCCTAACGCCTACCTCATTGGGCTAAGTGCAGGTTATAACAACCGCAAGTTCGCTAAGCCAGATTCTTGGACAGGCAGGCCAGATGACAATCTCATTTGAAAACAAGCTGCACAACGCATCTAGAAATGCCGCACAAGTTCTAACTAGAGACCTTCGTGATTACCTAGTTTCTTTGGGCTGGCCTCCACAGGCGGCTTCAGCCGTGTCTATTGACTATGAAATGAACGACTTTAAAGTCGATATCTCAGGCATGTACGCCGAAGACGCAAAGACGTTTGAGTACGGAAGCCAAGTTATGCGTCCAACTGCCGCAATTAGAAAGTTCTTTAATAGGGACGAAAACATTCACGAAAAGTATTTTTCTTTAGTAGAGAAAGCACTGGGTGAGCTCGTATGACATTTCTACTTTCTGAAGATGGTGCTCTTCGTAATCTGCTTAGAGGGATTAACGTAACTGACCAGAAGTCAGAGCAAGAAAGCACTACCCGCGAAGTGGGTGTGTGGTTCGGTGTGCCTGACCAAGAGATTCGTACTCAGGCGTACCCGTACATCACAATCGACATGATTGACATCGTCAGGGACACCCAAAGAGAGCACCGTGGCCTAGCCTCTGCAAACTATCTAAAGCCTAGCGACTGGGAAGACGGCGTAGAGTTTCAGACTGAACTTCCTATTCCAGTCAACATTGACTATCAGATAACGACTTACTCTCGCCATCCTAGACATGACCGCGAGATTATTGCTCAGCTTCTTCAGACAAAATTGCCTATTAGATTTGGCGTCTTAGAAACAGACGACAATACGGTACGTCGCCTTGATGTGCTGGACGTAACAAAACGAGACAGTGTAGAAGGTGGTAAGCGACTCTTTATGAACGCAATCACCGTCCGAGTATCGAGCGAGATTGCTCAGCCACTGTACAACCGTGCCTTGTATCAGGTCACTAGCGTACACATGGACGAGCTTAACTCTGACGACGCAGGTCCACGTCCCGGTTCCGCCTACTATGACTCTATCGAACCGTTCACAATAACCGAATAACTTGTTCCCCCCTGTTTAATCACTTTATTTAAGGAGAAAAAATGACGTATAGTCGTCCGGGCGTCTACATTACTGAGCGCCTACTTCCTGCTCCGATTGCGTCCACCGCTACCGCAGATGCTGCTGGTGCTGTGTTGGCTCAATTCGCGCAGGGTCCAGAAACCCCTACTCTAGTCACCTCTTGGTACGATTTTGTAAAGCAGTTTGGCGGTTACGAGGCTGCTTATCCAGCAACCTTTGCCGTAGCATCGTACTTCCAAAACGGTGGCTCTGAGCTCGTTGTAAAGCGTGTTTTGGCAGATGACGCTGACCCTGCTTCGGTAGTAATCACTACTGCTGTTGGCTCTACCACCATCACTACTGTTACTTCATTGAGCCGAGGCAGCGACGCAAACAACCTCCGCGTGCAAGTATCCGCTGGTACTCAGTCTGGTTACTACAACCTAACTGTCTACAAGGAGCAGGTTGCAGGTACTGGAAGCAACGTAGCTAACGACGCTATCTTGGAGCGCTTTGTTAACATCAAGTTCAACACTCCTACCTCGCCTGACTTCATTGACAGCGTTGTAAACACTAGCTCAAAGTTCATCAGCACTGTTACTACCTCAAACAACAGCGCTCCATCTACCTCGGTTCTGCCTTTGACTGGCGGCTCTAACGGTACTGCACCAGATGACGATGACTACGTTGGAGCTGTTGACGACTTTAGCCAGCTAAACCGTCCTCTAGTTCTTTTTGCACCAGATGCAGTCCCACTTCTAGGCGGCACCAACGGCGCAACTGTTATTAACGGTGTGATTGCTTGGGCAGAAGACAACTCTAGCTTTGTTGTTGCCGACACTGACCCAGACCAGACTGTGGCAGAGGCAATCACTTTTGCAGATTCGTTGACCGCCAGCGCTAACGTCGCTGTGTACTACCCGAACATCTACGTTGGAGACCCACTAGGTCGCAGCCCTCAGTCGTTGCGCAAGATTGGTCCTTCTGGAGCTGTTGCTGGTTTGTACATCGCTACCGACAAGCAGTACGGCCCATTCAAGGCTCCTGCTGGTATCCGTGCAAGCATCCGTGGTGCTGTTGCTCTAGAGAAGACCTTTACTTCTTCTGAGCTAGACACCCTGAACACTGGTGCAAGTCCAGTAAACGCACTGAGAAACCTACCGGGCTCTGGTGTTGTAGCAATGGGTGCCCGCACCCTTCTTCAAGACGGCACTGCTAACAAGTACGTAAACATGCGCCGTAGCTTGAACTACATCCGTAAGCAGCTAGAGGGCCTAACCGAGTTTGCACTATTTGAGAACAACGACGAGGCTCTATGGGCACGTCTTCGCTCTTCAATTGCTGTCTTCTTGGGTGACTACAGAAACGCAGGCGGTCTTCGCGGCGCAAACGAAGCCGAGGCTTTCTTTATCAAGGTTGACTCGGAGAACAACCCACAGTCCACTATTGAGCAGGGTGAAGTTCACATCGAAGTTGGTGTGGCTTTGCAGTACCCAGCTGAGTTTGTGGTAATTAACCTAAGCCAAAAGACTGCTGCCTAACCGAAGGAAGATAAACAATGCCAACAATACTAAACAACAGGTCAAGTCTTACCACTGACCCAATCAGAAATTTTAGATTTCTGGTCACATTCCAACCCCACGACAAGAATGCAACTTGGATGGACAACGTCACTATGGGGTTTACATCGGTTTCGGGCCTGTCCGTAACCACCGACTCTATCCCTTACCGTGAGGGTGGTTACAACACCACTGTTCACCAGATTCCGGGACAGACCACCTTCTCCCCTATCACCCTACAGCGAGGCGTTATTCTAAACACCAAGCAGAACTGGGAGTGGATGCGTCAGCTATTTGCTACCGTTCAGGGTGGTTCGAAGAACGTACAGGGAGCTAGCTTCCGTGCCGACCTAGAGATTCGTGTGCTTTCACACCCGATTCCGGGACAGGGTGTTACCACGGGTTCAAACTCCGGTGACGACCACGTTGCAATGCGCTTCAAGGTTTACAACGCATGGATTACTTCCGTAGCGTACTCTGACCTTAACGCAGGTGACAACGCAATCTTCGTTGAGCAAGCAACTCTTGTTCACGAAGGCTTTGACGTCAACTGGGCTACCAACCTAACCACCTCAGCAGCACCTTTTAACTAAATATTAAACACAGGAGTATAAAACGTGGCAACAAATTCTCTAAATGCAGCAGAAAACCCAGCACTAGCTAATCAACTAGTTCAAAAGATGTCGCAGGAAACTGCGCCAGAAAAAGAACTTGCATTGGTTACTCATCCTTCTGAAACCGTAGTGACTCTCCCCGGTGGATTCCTAACTCCACTCGGGGAGGTCACTCGGGAAGCAGAAGTCCGTGAACTTAACGGAAGAGATGAAGAGGCTATTTCTAAATCAAACACCCTAGGTAAGGTACTACACACTATTTTATCTCGTGGTGTAGTCCGAATTGGTGACCAGCCTGCTTCTGAAGACATCCTTGACCAGATGTTTGCAGGAGACCGAGACGCCCTACTACTGGGTATCTATAAGGCTACGTTTGGTTCAACGGCTGACCTCACTGCGTTTTGTTCTGGATGTAAGGACTACAAGACCCTTCAAATCGACATTGATGATGATATCAAAGTCAAAAAGCTTAGTGACCCAATTGGTGACCGTAGGTTTACTGTAACGACTAAAAAGCATGACTACACGGTGGTTCTGCCTTCAGGAAAAGTTCAAAAAGAACTGACTATGAATGCAGACAAGACTATTGCAGAACTTACCACCCTTCTTCTAGAAGGAACTGTTATTGAGATTGATGGAAGCGGAGTAATCAGCCGCAATCAAATTCAAAACATTGGAGTAGCAGACCGTAGAGAGATTGCAAAGGCTCTCGACAAGAGAGCATTCGGCCCAGTACTAGATGAGGTTAAGGCTGCATGCCCAGAATGCGGCGGAGAGGTGGTCGCTCCGGTTAACATCGGAACTTTGTTTCGATTCTAGCCGAGTTGACTACTCATGGTTACTTCGAGAATGGTCGTTTATTGGAGACGTCCATCCGGGGTGGACTTTAAACGAACTCAAGGAGCTAACTCCGAGAGAGCGAAAGAATTGGATTGAATTGGCTAAAGAGCAAGGTAAGGTTGTGAGGACATAATGGCTTTTAATGAATCCCTCGCAAGTGGCGTAAATAAGCTTGAGTCACAAGTAATCAAGCTCATCCAGATGATGGGCAACATTAAGGGTGGCACTGGTGTTGGTGGCGGCCTTGTAAGTGGCGCAGGAAACCTTTTAAAAAATTCTTTAGCTAATGTAGCCACAGCAGCGACAACTGCAAACGTAACTTCTGGGCAAGTTTCTGGAGTAGCTGGTGGCGTAGGACAAGTTGTTTCTGGCTTCGGGCAAATAGCTCAGGGTACTGGTCAGCTTATGCCGGATGTTCAGGCCACAGTTCAACGTGCGGGAACCTTCTATAACGCAACTGTTCGTGCCGGAATGGGCATGAGCCGCGGTCAGATGCAACAGGCTACTCTTCAAGGTATGCGTGGGGGACTTACGGCACCGGGCTCGGACGCTAATGTCGCAAACTATCTTGCTAGCCAAGGAGTAGCGGCTAATACGGCTTACGGAAGTCATTACCAGCAAATAACCAGAAGCGTAGGTAATGCGGCTAAATACTTAAACATGGGAAACGAGCAGTCTGCGGCAGCTATTGCCGGGCTAAATTCTGGTCAAGGGTCTGGCAACTTTTTAAATAGATACGGCATTCTGACTTCGGACATGGAGACGGGTAAGAGAAAAACTCAAGGCCAAATCTTTAATGAGCTTGCAGACAAGCTTTCCCTTGGAGATGCTACTGAAGAAGAAGTTCTTGACTCTATTTACGCAGGTAACCTTGGAGTAGAGCTTGCTAACAGTGGCATGACTGGGGACCAGCAAGAAATGTTCAAGCAATTTATGATTGAGCGTGCCCGCGGTAACAACATGGACTTGTCTGACCCTGAAGCTATGCAGAAAATGATGGACAAAGCTAAAAAAGAAGGAAATGAGAATCCTTACCTTCCCGGCTATGACCTTAACACTGCTAAAACAGACGCTATGGGCGGTGCCGAAGGCGCCTATCTAGTAGGCATTAAAGCCGCCACTAAAGCACTTGAAGGACTGGCAAAAGCTGGTGGAGCTGCCGCTTCGATATTCGGAGGATTTCACTCGGCTAGCAGCATGTTCGCTTCTGACGCTCTGGGTCAAGGAGCTATGAACATAGTTGGAGGAATCGGCAGCATAGTTAGTGGCTTAGGCCAAGCCGCGCTTGGGCTAATAGGTCTTGGTGGAGACAATACTGTAGGAAATGCATCTGCAGGTGGCGGGCGCAGGGGAGCTCCTGTTGGAGGTGACTCTTCCACAACCTCTAACGCAAGTTCTGGTGGAGATTCCTCTTCTCAAGGAGCGTTTAAACTAGTACACCCTGTTAATCCTGCAAAGATTACTGCAAGGTTTGGTCAAAAGACTAGCTCTTATACTCCCGGAAAGATTGTTTGGCCTAATGGCCACAAGGGTGTGGACTACGAAGCAAAAGCTGGACAAACTGTCTACGCTGCTGCGGGGGGAACCGTACTCTCGACAAGCGGTGGTGGGGAGCTAGGTAACTACGTTCTAATTGACCATGGAAATGGCTATTTTACTTTTTACTGCCACTTAACTTCTATAACAGCATCTGGCACGGTTAAGACAGGACAGCCCGTAGGAACAGCGGGAAACACGGGCACTAAATCTTCAGGTGTTCACCTTCACTTTGCTCTATCAAAGAGCCGTAGCACTGCTGATGCAATTGACCCGGAGCCATTCCTTTCTGGAACTGCGTCTTCTGTACCTGCGTCTAACCCTGACCAGTCGTCTTCTGGCTCAGGGGATGTCTCTGGCTCATCAAGCTCGTCCTCGTCTTCAGTAGAGTCGTCCTCTGCAGGAGCTTCTAGTAGCGGGTCTCCTCTTTTGACCACAGGTGTAAGCGGCTATTCCGCCGCGCCAACTGCCTCTGGGTCTTCTTCTGTAGAAGGGGTTGCTCCTTGGACAGGAGGTAGCGCGGCTAGCGGTGCCACTAGTGCCACTAGCGCTGCAGGAACCGCAGGTGCTGGAGAAGGTGGTGACGGGTACACGGGAGGTAACTCTGATGGTTACTTATCTGCAGCTGCTGGGGGTTCTAACGCAGCCACTCTAACTCAACGAAAGTCTCGTGGTGGCAGCGCTCACAACGTGACTATCAACTTAACTATTGCAAACGCGAGTGATGATGAGGCCAAGCGATTTGCGGTAATGGTAAAACGAACTCTTGAGGAAGATTCCATGATGAACAAGATGGCGAGGGCGTAATGACTGCCTATGAAAACTCTGTTGCGTACATTAATTACGGCAACAATACTGGGTGGAGAGACCCTGCTGAGCCACTGAAAACCACTAGTAGGTTAGTGTACAACGCAGGTATCTCTAAGGAAGCATACTTTAGAAGTCAAAGTATTCAAACGGGCGGGTTTAACATTGGCAACCAGAGTGGGCTAAATGGTCGAAATGGCTTGTGGAGAATCTTGCAAACCGACTCTGCAGGGAATACCCCCTCATCAATAGACATGGCAACTACGCTGTGGTCAAAGGCTCAGGCATACAAGGGTATGATTGCCGCTTCTATTCACAAAGAAGCTACGCCAACAACAGACGACAAAGATGCCGCTAAAACAGTTCCTCTTCCTTCTCCAGAGAGTTTTGACAAAGTAAACTACGGGTTTCAGTTTCACTATAACCCGGGGTCTTTATCTATGGCTTATGGTGGCCCTCAGCCAGTAGACGTTACCCTTATGGCTAGTGGTCGTGAAAAGTTTTTGACCTTTGGCTCGGCCTCTGGGTCTGGAACAATAAGCCTTCAGCTTATCCTCAACCGTATTAATGACATGAAGTACTTTGACCCAGCTACTGGCAAACTAAAAGCCGGAGTATCTCCTAACGTATTTGCCGGAAGAGCCCCAAGCACCGCTGAATTAAGTGACATTTATAATAGGGGCACCATGTATGACATGGAGTTTTTATTCAGAACTCTTTTGGGTTATGCTTACGAAAGTTTTCTTGGCAGGGGAATGAGCTGGGACAAGAAAACTTCTGATTTAGGATGGCTAGGTGGCAAGCCTGTGGAAATTCACTTAGGAAAGTCTCTTAGATACTTGGGGCGTATAGTAAGCCTTGACATTACGCATGTTCTTTTTACAGAAAGAATGGTGCCGACGTTTAGCGAGGTATCCATTGGGATTCAGCGTCTTCCTGACATTTCCTCACAGTTGCCTAAAACCTACACGCGCGTTACGGAGCCTCCAGCTCAAACTGGTCCGCTTAGGGAACCGGGCGGCACCAGCGCTACGGTGACTGTTGTGAACAATGGTCAGGGTCCTTTGAAGTGGCCTTGGGAGTACGCTTCTGATGACCCCGCTAACCCAAATAAGTAAAACAACTGAGAAAGACATTAGATGATTTACACTGACAGCAGATATGCAAGTGGGATGTTCTCAAAAACGTACAGCTCTAATAGAGGTAGTTACAATTTGTCTGTTATGCGTCAGTTTCCTACTGACCAATCAAATTTTTACTACTATGGCTGGCGAGAGCGTGACCGAATTGAAAACGTTGCTGCGAGGCTTCTAGGAGACGCTAACCAATGGTGGCGAATAATGGACTACAACCCGGAGTTTATAGACCCAGTTAACATTCCTGTAGGAGCTACGATTAGGATTCCAACAAGTGGATAGCTTTAAGTACCGTAGAAGTACATCCTATAAAGTTGCGTTTCCTACTGCTCCGTCTTTGACTGCGGTGCCTAGTTTCGTGGAACTTAAGCAGGAGAAAGGTTCGCACGACATTTTGACCCTTAAATTTAAGCGTACTAGTGCGCTTTGGTTTCAAGTTCTTAAGACAGGAACTCCAGTAGTTTTTACTTGGAATCAGAACGGACGTGTAACCTCATGGTGTGGGTACGTGAATGTTGTGTCTAAACAAACCGCTAGTCAAATAGAGCAAGACTTTAAAGTGGTTTGTGTTGGCACAAGTTATGTGTTAAAAACAAAAAGTCAACTAGTGTTTAAAAATAGCACAATTACTGAGGCAGCTGAAAAAATTGCTAAACAAGCCAACCTTGCTTTTGTAAGCGTTCCAACTTCTCGTAGGTTTGAGACTCTTGCCATAACTGGGCAAAGTTATTGGGAGTGGCTTCAGCAGCAGGCTAAACGAATTGGGTATGTGTGTTTAGTCCGAAATGGGACCATGTACTTTACTCCTGCTGACACTTTAATTGACGTTTTCATGCCAGATTCAGCAGTGCTTGCAGCGGAGCCCGTAGCTACGCCAAGCGATGGAAAACCATTTGATAGAACTCTAGACTCTTTTACTGTACTAAACAGTGACTATTTAGACCACGATGTGCTGCCTCAACGTACGACTAGAGTAACTTCAGGAGTTAACCCTGTTACTGGGCAAGTTTTTGGGGCAAACTCTTCTCCAAATAGGCATGGCACAGCATTACGTCAAAAAGAAACTCCTACTTTATTTTCTGCTTATTCCGACGAAGTTGTACATAGTGCAACCTCCGCTAGGAACGCTGCTTACGAAGAAGCGCGTGCGTTACAATTCTCCACAGTTGCACATGTTATTGGTCAAGGTGACCCTCGAGTTCACCCTTACTCCACTGTACTTATACAAGGAACGGGGCCAGAAACAGACGGCTACTGGGTAACTGCTAGTGTGACTCACTCTTTTTGGTTTACTGGGCAGTACACCGTAGAAGGCAGGGTAATGTCAGATGGTCTTGGAAAAACCGTAGCTACTTCTACAAGAAAGCCAGACGGTAAGGCACACGGAACTGTAAACTTAACTGCAGCTGCTCTTAGTAGCCTACGAGCTAGCGCGACCAATACGTCTTCGGTCAGGTTACTTTCTAAAAGACCTATTTATGTGGAGTCTCAACAAGGGTTTAGTCAACTCGGAACTGTTTGGAGTGGAAGATAATGGCGATACGTCAAATACGCGAACTAACTATCTCTTTGCCGTTTAGAATCGATGAGTATGGCACTATTGCTGCAACTGTTGACCCAGCAAAGATTTGGGCTGACCGTGTTAGAAGCGTTATTGGCACAGCAATTGGCGAAAGAGTTTACAGGCCTGAGTTTGGGTGCACAGCAGCTACATCGGTATTTGAAACCGAAGAAGAAACTGAAGCTCTCTTACTTACTGAAATTAGAAATGCATTTTTAGACTACTTACCAGCATGTTCGTTAGAAGATGTGACAGTAGTTATTGATGAACAAACCAGAGTTATTAACGCGGAAGTGACCTACACTCCACCTAACTCAAACACCTTTTCACTCCAAGTTGGAGTGGCAACTATCAACGGTGACCAACCAATTAGTGAGGAAATCACATGGCGACCCCTATAAATGAACCACCTGTAGCAGTCGACTACACTTCCAGAGACTACTTCTCTCTTAGACAAGACCTCATTAACCGCATTAAAACTCGCCTTCCCGCTTGGTCTGGAGACAACCCAGCTGACTTTGGACTAGCTCTTGTCGAGTCCTTTGCTTACATGGGAGACGTTCTTAACTACTACATTGACCGCGTGGCAAATGAGTCGTACCTACCAACAGCTACTCAGCGCCAAAGTGTGCTAAACATTGCTAGGTCTTACGGGTATTTCCCTGCAGGTTACCGTGCTTCTTCGCTGACCTTGCAACTTGTAAACTCTGACACTACCGCCGTTACTCTTCCTGCTGGCACTCAGTTCAGCGCAACTATTACTGACGAAGATACTACTTCTGAGTTAATTTTCTCTATTGCAGAAGCAGTTACGGTTCCTGCGGCCGTTTCTGGAGTTAGTGGTTCTGAAACAGTGACCGCATACCAATACGAACAGATTGCTGACCGCCCTACTAATGCTGCGCTTAGCTCTTCTGACATTTCTGGTGAGCTTTTAGGTGTGTCTAATGGTCTTCCTGAGCAGACTTACCGCTTGTTTGAAAACCAAGTGGTCGAAGGTTCTGTTGAAGTTTGGGTACAAAACGGAGACATATTTGAGAAATGGCAGGAAGTTTCTCACGTAATGGACTATGGTCCAAATGACCCAGTTTACGTAGTAACCACTGATGCCAGCAATTACGTGTACGTTACTTTTGGAGATGGTATCTCTGGAATTATCCCGAACCTAAACACTGTACTAAAGGCTAAGTACTTAGTTGGTGGCGGCGCTCGCGGAAACATCTCTACCAACCTTGTTACTGAGATTACGTATGTCCCAGAGCTTAGCGAATCCGAACTAGCTGCTCTGAGCACTACTCTAGAAGTTACCAATACAACTGTAGGTGTAGGTGGAGCAAGCCCGGAAGACATCGCCAGCATCAAGGTAAACGCACCAAAGGCGCTTACTGCTTTGAACCGTGCGGTGTCTCTTAACGACTACGCATCCCTATCTCTGCAGGTTAATGGCGCTGGTAAAGCGAAGGCTGTTGCAGACATCTGGAGCTCCGTAACTGTGTACGTGTCTCCTCAAAGAAATCAAGACTCTATTGACCAATTTCCGGGGTACAGCGGCAACCCAGATGACGGAGGAGTACTTCTCCCTGAGTGGACCACTCTCCAATCAGACATAGAGGAGTTTCTTGTAAACAAAACTCAGCTGGGTGTTACGGTGACTGTGTCCCCTCCGACTTACGTTCCGGTTTCTGTAGACATTTTCTACACTAGGCAAGCTCAGTACACCGAAATTGTTATTGAGGCGGCTATTAGAAAAGCTATTCTTGACCGCTTTTCTTACAGCAACTCTTCGTTCAATCAGATTATTCACCCTGAAGAAATTGAGGCATTGCTTCGACAGATTCCGGGAATTTTGAACGCTAAGGTAACTGGACTATACCGTTCCGCAGACACTGCTTCTCGTGGAATCCTTATTGGTGAGCCAGACGAAATCTTTGTATTCTTGGCTGACGAGATTGAAGTAGACGCGTACTCTTCTATTGCTACCTTGTCTGCGTTGTCTAGCAGCGCAGGAACACTGAGCCCAGCCTTTAGTTCTAGCTTCTACTCGTACTCGTTAGTGGTTCCAAACGGCACTACGTCTGTAAACCTGACTGCAACAACTACTAGCTCTCAAGCAGTGCTAAAAGAAGGCGCAACTGTTAGAACCTCAGGCTCGCCTTTCGCAGTCTCTACTCCTGTGGGCACTACTCCTGTTGAGTTGCTGGTTATTGCAGGTGACGGAATCACCATTGCACAGTACGAGATTACTGTTACAAGAGTGAGCTAAGCCTTGGAAGGAATACGCAAGCACTACGGTATTTATAGAGGGTCTGTATACAGCAATAAAGACCCTCTAAATCAACGTAGGCTTAGAGTAATTGTTCCGGCAATTCTAGGCGACTCCCCTACTCAATGGGCGTGGCCGCTAGACCCTTCAGGGGTTTCTTTAGAGCCCCCTGCTGTTAAGCAGGGTGTCTGGGTAATGTTTGAACATGGAGACCCGTCGTTTCCAATTTGGGTCGGAACTTTTGGTAAAGAAATTTCTGGAAAGTATAAACTTTACGCATCCCGCGTCTCTTCCACTGCTGTGGTTCCTCAAATAACTGATTTACTTGAGGTAGTTTCTAGACCAGACGGAACTAAAGACGTTGACGTAACAGAGACCATTTTGAACATAGTACGAAATCGGTGTTACGGGTCTTTCTACTCAATGGCAGGGACAACCGCTTCGGCAAACACTCGCTATTTTTTACCTTTTGACCAAGTAGAAATGCAGTGCTCAAATGTAACCGTTTCTGACACTAACAAGCTGTCGCTAGTTGGTACAGGAGTTTTTAACATGCAATTTTCTGCGCAATTTTCTAACTCTGTAAGTCAGGATAGGTACATTGACATTTGGTTAATGAAGAATGGCCAGAATGTTCCTAACACAAACAGTCGAATAACTACAGGCGATAAAGCACCTTGGGTAATTGCCTCATGGAATTTTTTCTTAGAAGGCGGTGGAGCGTCCGATTATTGGCAGATAGCATGGTCTGTAAACGGGACGGGAGTGGCTCTGCATTCAGAAGCCGCCTCTACTGGCCCCTCAAGACCAGCTATTCCTTCGGTTCTCATGACTGTAAGTAAGGTTAAGTAGGTTCAGGCAGTAACTGGAGGGCAAACCAGCGAAAATAGACATAGTATTTAGGAGAAGCTTATGCCTGCAGTATACCCCGCAGCAATTAAGACGTTTAATAGACGTCGTGACTTGCTGGACGTTATTCTAGCCGCGGATGTAAACCAAGTTTATGACGAAGTCACCGAGATGCAGACAGTCATTGGTACGTACATTACCGCTAAGCCTGCTGGTTGGTCTGGCGGAACTTTTGCTACCGATACCTCGTGGGCAACCTTAAAAGCACGCATCGAAAACATTGAAGCTGGTGTATACACCTCCTACAATAACCGCGTTCAGTCTTCTGGCGGAAGTACTATCACTCCGGGCTCGACCAGCACTGTTGGATTAGTTTTGCAGGCTATTTCCAGTCAAACTGCAGACCTTCTTCAAGTTAAGAACGCTTCAAATACCACTGTTGCAAAGATTGATAAAGACGGTGCTATTAAAATTGGCTCAAACACTGTTGCCACAGTAACAGGAACTGAGACGCTAACCAACAAAACAATTAGCGGCGCAACTAACACCCTAACCAACATTGCACCTAGCTCGGTCATTGTAACTGGTAGCACTGACATTCAAGAGTATGTTGACGCTCGCCCTACTGTTTACTATCAATCCACTGAGCCTACTGGAGTAATCGCTGGAACTATTTGGATTGACTCTTCTGTCAACGTAGACCCGTTTGACCCAAGTGGTGTAATTTTGTCTTCGGACCCTTCCCCAACAAGCACCTCCAGTGGATACCGCCGTATCACTGCGTCCACCTCAGCCCCTGCTTCTGGAGACGGTGCCAATGGCGACGTCTGGCTACAATACGTTTAGGAGATAAATGACTACTTATAAAAGAGTTAAAGTATGGGACGGCACTGAGTGGCAGTACGTTGGTGCCCAAATTCCTCAAGCGGTCGAAGCGTACGGCTCTGAAAGCCAAGCTCTTACTGCAGGGGCTGCAACTAAAGCTGTCACATTTACGGCAGGAACGTTCACCTCTACTCCGTTGGTCTTTACCCAAGTCACTGGCTCTAAGAGCGCTACGATTAGAGTAACTGCTACTTCAAGCGGGTTTACCGCAACTCTTGCAGGAACTGGTACTGACACCATTACATTCGATTGGTTTGCAATCCAGCCAGAATAAGGTCGGAACTATAAATGGCTAAATACGGCAACATAGTTTATAAGGGTGCTTACTATGGTGAGGCACCTCGTTTTCCATTTTCTGTTGAGCCGTTTAATGCAACCGCTATTGATTACGCCAAAATCCTACTGACATGGAGTAACCCGACAGGTGCGATTAATGGTCTCCGACTTGTTCGTAACCAAAATGGCTACGCAGAAACTGCCGAAGACGGTGTGGTTCTATTTGAGCAAAACGGCGACCCATCAACGTTTGGTGACACCCTGTATGTTGACGGCGAAGATAACTTCCTAGACCTAGACTCAAAGAACGACATTGCGCTTGTCTCCGGGCGCTGGACTTACTACAGCATGTGGGTGCGCCGCAGTGCTGACAACCTGTGGGTACGAGCAGATGACTTAGTCGTACTTCTTCCAAAAGAACACGGCACTACCCTTCCAGACGGTAGTAACTTGCTCAGCACTCACATTAACTTTATGGACTTGCTTCCTCGTGTGTTTACCTCCTCTGAGCAAAGTCCCCTAGGAACAATCGACCCGTCGTCTGACTTATACAGCTTCTTGCAAGGCATGTCTTTTACAGTAGACGAACTCCTCACTTTAGCTGAGCTACTGCTCCCAGACTTTTCTGGCAAGAACTACAACCCCGGTATTCTAGAACTTAAATCTCGTGAATTTGGTCTGGCTGAAGAAGAGCCAGAGGCAATCATTCGTAAAAAGCGTATGACTCGTGAAGCCCTGTACATGTACGCTCGCAAGGGAACTCTTCTGGGGCTTTCAACCATGGTTGAGTCCTTGACTGGTTTTGCCCCCAGAATTTCTCTTAGTAAGAACTTGCTTTTATCAAATCAAGACAGCACGTTCAATAAGAGCACTGGCTATTGGAGAACTGTAGGCCCAGCCACTCTTTCGGTAGAAACCACCGTACTTCCGCCTACTGCAGAGTCAAAGTCTATTGACGACAGATACTGCGCAAAGTTTACAAGCACCAACAGCTCCGCTCGTATGGAGCTGGGGTACTACCGCCCTATTACAAGAGCTGTCCCAGTTCAGTTTGGGCACGACTATGAGCTCAGCTACTATGTGAAAACATCTGTTAGCGGTAGCCCAACTACCACTGCAACTATTACATGGCACAACAAACGTGGCGAAGTAATTAGTACTACCCCTGTGACATCTTCAAGCGGAGCGGGAAGTAGCTGGACAAAGTTTGATATGACAGGTACTGCTCCGGGTGAGTCCTTCACTATTGAGTCGTACAGTGTTTCTTCTAACGTAGTCACCGTGGTGTTTACTGCTGACCACTCTTTCTCTTCTGGAGACACCGTCGAGATTTCTGGATTGGGGGCAGAGCTAGATGGTATTTACACTATCCTTAGCACTACTGCTGACTCAATTACCTACACCAGAACTTTGGAGGATGTAGAGTCTACTACGATTGACTACCCAGCAGTAGTAACAACTGAGACTGCAGTTTACGCCTCTATCTCTATTTCTTTTAGCGCCATCGGAACCTACTACATTGACTTAATCCAGTTTGCAGAGTCTACTTCTGCTGACCCTAGCCCTGCTTACGAAGAAGCTCGTGCAGTCAATATCTTCTTAGAGTCCAGTAAAGAAAACTACATTAAGAACCCATCGTTTGACGGAACGGTGGCTGGCTGGACTATTACAGGTGAGGACTCGTTTGAGTACACTGACAGCACTCTTCCTTACGTCTTTGTTGGGGACAGTCTTTTAGCGGTTACCCTTGGCTCTTCAGAAGTTGTCATTTCTGCGGAGACTGCCGCAGGAGATAAGCCTGTAGATAAGTCCTACGTGTTTTCTACGTACCTAAGTGTTGACGCTAACATTGAAGAAGTTATCCTGCGAGTAACCGCTACTGATGGAACGAACACCGTAACATCTTCAAGTGATGCGGTCTCTGTCAGCAGTGAGTGGGGCCGTGCCTTTGTCGAGGTGTACGTAGACGAAACTTTTGACACAGATTTACTTGAGTTCTTGGTCGAGATTGTTGTAGAGAACCCTGACGGCAACGTGTTGTACTTAGACGCCGCGCAGCTTGAAGAGGCGTATCAACCCAGCGACTACTTTGACGGGTCATTCCCCCCTGAGTACGGGGTCACTTGGTCGGGAACTGAGAACAACTCCAGCTCTCACTTGTACGCAAACAAGCAGGTAAAAATTATTAGGCTTATTCAAGAACTAGAAAACTATTTGCCTTCTAATACCCCATACTTCGTGACCAGTTACGCAGGCAAAGAAGTAACTGGCATTACAATGTAGGTTATGGACCTACTACTAATCGCAATCATTTCAGGCATGGCCGTCGGCTACATCACGGAACTTCTTGCCAAGTACATCTTTCCAACTTTTGTCAAGGTGGGCTTGACTTTACCGTTAGCAGCTCTCTCGGGCTGGATTCTCGGCATTCAGGACATCCGACTTGCAGTCGTTGCTCCCGCAGCTGGATTTTTTGCTCTCACTGTACTTTCTGTAATTTCTCGGCCTGTCGTGGTGGATAGGCAACCTAGGCGATAAGATATCGCTCTATGTGTACCGCCGAGGAAAAGTTTTTTACCCCACTGTCGGCAGCTGAGTATCGGCTGCTCGATGTGCTGTGCCTGCTGTCAAAGAACAACGTGGCACGGGTTTCTATGGAAGAACTAGCTCGGCATACCCAGTCCAGCGAGGAGTCTGTTCGTCGCTCTCTTAGGAGTCTTGAGTCAAAGCAGTTGGTTGCTACGGCTCGCACCAAGCGGAACCTAGGGAAGCTTTCTTACAACGAGTACACGCTGATTGCACCATCCCACAGAAATGTGGGGTCTGAATCTCTACCCCACAACTTACCAGTCCACAAAAATGTGGGGTCAACAGCTGATATAGATATAACTACTGATATTGATATTAGTAATAAAGAAGTAAATAAGACTACGTCTTATTTAGTGCCGAAGGGCACAAAAAAGAGGAAGGAATTTAAAGTGATTGGAAAGTGGTCAGAAGATGACGAGGTCAGTGGTTTTGGACTCTTCGACAGTGAGATTACTCAGAAGGCACCTTCAGCCAAGGTAAGCAAGCGCGACCCTAAGACTAGGAACCTGCGACCACAGGAAGAGTGGACTGCTGCAGATGTTGCCTCAGAGTTTGCCTCTAGGCTTTACCAAGCTATCCCCGGTGTACCAAACCTTGTCAACACTGGCAATGTCCGTGGCGCTTTGTCTAAGATGCGTAAGCAGTACGACTCCAATGCTCTGATTGAGCTGGAGATTATGAAGATGTTCTTTGAAGACCCTTGGGTTCAAGGTCAAGGCAGGGACAGGCCAGCATTCCTAGCTGGTCGTTTCCTAAAGATGTTTGCTAACAATTTTGACCAAGCACTGCAGAACTTGGGGCTACCAGCTCGTCAGGCACCTTCGGAAAAGGCCGTGTCGTCTACACCGCGGGTCGAATTCCTGTATGCTTCAGACGGAGAACAGTTCGACAACTCAATGCCGGGGCGATTGGCACTTGAGCGATACGAAGAGTCTTTGAGGAGGACTAATGGCGTATGACATCGCAACCTTGGGGTTTAACCAGCAACGCTGGCTACTTCACAGCTCCAACATCCCACACCGTTTCTTGGGTATGGAGCCAGCAGACGTAATCAAGAAGCTGGGCAAGTTCCCTAAGCGAATCGACACTTGGATTACTGACGTCCTAGAAGGGCGAGTAGTCATGCGCACTGGTGGCTTAGGCGAGACTGGTGTCGGCTTGTTGTTTGATGGCGAGGCTGGCTTGGGCAAGACTACTCACTCGGTAATCTGCCTGATGGAGCTGATTCGCAGACTGCCAAACGACGACGCTGCAATTCGCAAGCTATTTAAGTATTCATCGGACGACTACGGGGTAATGTCTCGGCCAATCTATTACATGACTGTGCCAGATTTTATGAACCGTAAGAAGGCGATGATTGATGCAGAACCTGCAGAGCGTCGTGAGATGCAACTGCAGATGGAAGGATTCCACGGCAGGTCTGTTATGGACCATTTGAATGTTCGTGTCCTAGTTCTAGACGATTTGGGCAAGGAGCTGAAGAGTGACTACAACGCTGCTGGGTTCGACGAGCTTCTTAGAGCTCGATACGACAAGGGATTGCCTACAATAGTTACGACTAACCTCGACTTGTCGATGTGGAAGCAAAAGTACGGTGAGGCCATGCAGAGTTTTGCGCATGAAGCTTTTCAGCGTATAGTAATCGGAGAAACTGATTTGAGGAGGAACAATTGAGAGAGAACGTAATGACTCACGACTGGAGAACGGTTCAGCTATTCTTAGAGCCTTATGGGGTTGCTGAGGTAGAGGTGGACTCGCTAAACGCAAAGTTAGTTAAGTGCACTTGCCCTTCGCACAGCTCTGCTCGTGGATGTGCTCACACTAAGTACGTTAAGAAGAACATGCAGGAAAACGATGGGCACTACACCGTATCAATCCCAGTAGAGATTGACGATGAAGACGCTGTTGCTGCGACTTCTAGCGCCGAGGCTTTTCGTGAGTTTATTATCAAGTACGGAAAAGTAGAGGTCATCTCATGATTAACGGCAACATCTCTAACGAGACTCCGCCACGCATCATTGTGGCCATGGAGGTAGTTGCTAGGTCTGAGACCATGACCGCTAAGACCCTCTTTGGTAAGACCAAGACTGCACGAAAGGTAACTGGGCTAAACAATGCCGAGCTATCTAAGCTCTGGAACTCCTCCTTTAACTACGGCCTAGCAATTGAGCTGGCTGCTTTTGAAGACGAAGGTTGGACCCAAGAAGATGTGGACAAGTTAATGGCTCGTCTAGACAACCGCGGTGGCAACCCATTTAACTATGCTGAGTTGTACGGAAGCTTTCACGACCTAGTCGGTGAGCTACCATATCGACCAAACCTAAAAGCTGTGATAGATTTACCGAACCAAGTTGCTCGGTACGGGTCATGGGGCTTAGACCTAAACAACTTGTAATATTTCCTGTGGAGGGCAGATGGCATACGACAACGAATATCGGTTAGTTAGCAAAGTAATAACGGACCGCGTTATTATCCCCGTTATTGAGCGGGGTATTAAGGACGACTGGATTGTAGACGACGACTTACGTCGTGTTTGGAAGTTTGTGCGTGAGCACTACGCCAACTACCGTGAAGTCCCAACTATCATCGCCGTTACGGATAACTTCCCTAACTTCAAGGCTGTTCGTGTAGAAGACACTCTCGACTACTTGATTGACAAGATGGTCGAGTTCCGAAGGAACAAGCTCACCCGTAATGGTCTTGAGACCGTTCTTGAGAAGATGGGCCACAACGACCACGAATCCGCACTAGCGGAAATGAGCAAGACGCTTACCACCGTCAACGCTCAGGGCGTGATTGGTACTACTCACATTGACGTCACCAAGAACCCAGACGCGTTCTGGGAAGAGTATGAGAACATCCAGAACTCTGTGCTGCTAGGTCTGCCAACTGGATTCGCCAAGATTGACGAGGCCACTGCTGGTCTACAGGGCGGACAGCTCATCACTGTGATTGCTCCTCCTAAGACAGGTAAGTCACAGATTGCTCTGAGAATCGCGGCTAACATCCACAACGCTGGCAAGATTCCAATGTTCCAGTCTTTTGAGATGAACAACCACGAGCAGGTTCAGCGCTACTTGGCCATGTCTGCTAACTTGAACAGTGGGCGCTTCCGCCGTGGAAAGCTGACGGGTAACGAAGAGGACCGACTATTGACGTCCCTTGATGCTCTGAAAACTAAGCACCCATTTCACTTTGTGGACGCTATTAACGGTCTAACTATCGATTCGTTAGTCGCTAAGGCAGAGCAACTGACTCCAGACGTTTTGTTTGTCGATGGTGTGTACCTAATGCTTGACCAAGTAACTGGTGAGGCAAATACTCCTCAGGCATTAACCAACATCACCCGTGGACTAAAACGTGTGGCTCAGAAGCTAGACATTCCAGTAATCATTACCACCCAGACGTTGCTCTGGAAGATGAAGGGCGGCAAGGTTTCTGCCGACTCCATCGGTTACTCGTCTTCGTTCTTCCAAGACTCGGATGTAATCCTAGGTCTTGAGCCTATCGAAGCTGTTGACGATGCTCGCACCTTGCGTATCGTGCAGTCGCGTAACTGCCCCCCTGACTCCACGGCCATTACATGGCGCTGGGATGCAGGTTGCTTCCACGACATCACCGACTCTGCTTCCTGCAAGTACTGCTCAATTCCTTATGGTATGGGCAATGTATAACGTAGCGAGAGCGCTAGATGCGCTAGACATTGAGTACTACGAGTCCAGCGCCGACAACGCTAAGGCTATCTGCCCTATGCACGAACGCATTACTGGCTCACCTGACCACAACCCTTCGTGGTTTATTCACCTAGAGACTGGTCAGCACATCTGCTTTAGCTGTGGCTACAAGGGTAACCTTCAGCAGCTAGTCTGCGATGTAAAGGAGTTGTATACAACCGTCTGGGGGCTTGAAGGAAACCAGTACGACTACTCTGCTGCCAACAACTGGCTAGCCACTGCAATTGAGGTCACCATTGATGACCTCAAGCAAAAGTTTGCCAGCCTACCTCAGTACATCACGCCCCCTCCACGGCCCCTTCCAATGTCTGAGTCTAGGCTGGCGCTCTACATCCCTCCTACCGAAGAAGCGCTAGAGAGCCGAGCGATTACGGCTGAGGCTGCTGAGAAGTATGGGGTTCTTTGGAACGACAGAACTGCAACTTGGATTCTGCCCGTGCGTGAAGCCCACACCAACAAGCTAATTGGTTGGCAGGAGAAGGGCACTATTGAGCGCACCTTCAAGAATCGACCACCGGGGATGCAGAAGTCCAAGACTCTATTCGGTGTAAATCAGATGCAGGAAGACATCGCTATTGTTGTCGAGTCGCCCCTCGATTGTGTGCGTATTGAGAGTTCGGGGATTACTGGCTCGGTTGCAACGTTTGGGGCAATAGTGTCAGAGGCTCAGGCTAAACTACTAAGGTTTTCTAATAAGGTAATTGCTGCCTTTGATAACCCTAACGTGGATGCTGCAGGCAAGAAGGCTTGTGACCAGATGCGTGACTGGGCTAGAAAATACGGTATTAATCTGTTTTACTTTAACTACGGCACGACTGGGAAGAAAGACCCGGGAGACCTAACGGATGAAGAGATTGCGTGGGGCATTGAGAATGCCAAGTCTGCAATCTTAGGAGAACAAGCTTATGTTTACGGGGACTCTCAAGCCGTACCAAACTGAGGCGGTAGCCCAGATGGTCGCTAAGCAACGAATGCTGGTTGCTTATGAGATGGGTCTTGGTAAAACCCCCATGACTATAGCCGCAGTAGAAGAGCTGCGTGAGGCTGGCAAAATAAACGGCCCAGTGCTAGTTCTGTGCCTAGCCTCTCTTAAATACCAGTGGCAAAAAGAAGTTGCTAAGTTCACAGACACGACGGCAATTGTTATTGACGGAACTCCGAAGCAACGAGCGGAACAATACTCACAAGTTGGTGAGCACGGGTACACCGTGATGAACTACGAGCAGGTGGTAAATGATTGGGATACTGTTAAAGATTTTAAGTTTGCTGGAATCATTTGTGACGAAGCGACCGCCATCAAAGGTTTTCGAGCGAAGAGAGCCAAGAAGGTAAAAGAGCTGGCAAAGCCAGTTCCAGTTAAGTTTGCTCTTACAGGAACTCCTATTGAGAATGGAAGACCAGAAGAGCTGTACAGCATTATGCAATTCGTTGACAGCAGTATTCTAGGTCGTTTTGATTTATTTGATAAAGCCTTTATTGTCCGGAACCACTTCGGAGGAGTAGACCGCTACCGAAACCTTCCAGTTCTACATAAGACTTTATCCACAGCCTCAGTACGCAAGTCACAGAAAGATGCAGATGTGGCCCCGTACTTGCCGAACGCCATCTACCGTGAGCCACTACTAATCCCACTGGACTCCAAAGCTCAAAAGGTATACAACTACATTTCAGAAGACTTGATGCAGCTCCTGATTCAAGCCCGCGAAACCTTTGGTTCTGGATTTAATCTTGCATCACACTACGGTCAGTTGAACAAAGCTGACGACCCAATGAATGAGCTGCGGGGTCAGATTATGTCCCGCATCACCGCTATGAGAATGCTCTGTTCTACTCCAGTTGCACTGAGAGAGAGCGCTCGACTAGCAGAAGAAGGTAACGGAGGCAGCGGCTATGCACACAGTATTTCGTCAATGCTTGAAGACCTTCTAAAGAAACCAAAGCTAGATGCAACTATTACATACTTAAAAGACCATCTAGAAATCGACCCTAGTTATAAAGCAGTCGTGTTTGCTTCTTACCTAGGCGCAGTGACCGACCTTAAGTCGGCACTCCAAAAGGCAGGAATTGAAGCTGTCGAGTACACAGGTAAAATGAACGCAAAGGAGAAAGAGGATGCAAAAGTTCTTTTTCAGACTACTGATAGGGTCCGTGTTTTTATTAGCAGTGACGCTGGTGGCTATGGTGTTGACCTTCCTCAGGCTAATCTACTGGTTAATTATGACCAGCCTTGGTCTGCTGGATTGGCTGTCCAAAGGAACGGCCGAATCAATCGTGCGTCTTCGACGTGGCACACTATCACTATTCAAGACATTCTCATCAAAGATTCGATTGAACAGAGACAGTACGACACGCTGAAACAGAAATCAAACATCGCAGGAGCAATTCTGGATGGAGAGGGTATAAACTCTAAAGGAGGAGTTGATTTGACTATCGGTAGTCTTATAGACTTCCTCACAACCAAACTAATCTAGGAGGGATTATGGTAAAGCCAATTGGAGAACCAAGAGAGTTCTCAAACCCAGATGACCCAAACGCTCAGATTACTGAGTACATCCGTCTTGTGGCCAGCATTGACCACATGGACGAGCGCCGCAAGGAGCTACGCGAGAAGATTTTCTCTTACATTGAAGAGGAAGGTTTCGAGGACGAGAAGGGCAACATTCAGTTCCCACTGGACGCTCCTATTGAGGGCGTACTTCGTATTGAGAAGTCTGGTCGTCGTACTCGCAAGCTTGACGAGACTAAGGCAGAAGAGATTATCGAAGCCAACGGTCTTGGAGATTCGGTGTACAAGATGGTTCGCGTCATTGACGAGGATGCACTTATGGCCGCTCACTACGAGGGCAAGCTAACCGAGGTAGAGCTGGACGAGATGTTCCCAGTATCTGTAGTCTGGGCATTGAGGACTGTAAAGAAATGATTGAAGAATACGACCCAGAAACTTGGCTGACTTCAGGCGACATTAGCTTTGAAGCAGATTACCTAACAGACGTTGAGGGCAACAAGCTTCCTCTCGTCACGATGTGGCTAGAGGGTGTAGACACCCCCACGGTTCTATTCGTTGATGAAATTCCAGACCTGTGTAGCGTTCTACGACGTTTTGCAGAAGAAGCGAAAAAGCAAGCAGCTAACGCTGCATCCTTTGACACTGAGGACTAAGCATGCCGGGAATGCGTAGCGAGGAGGAAATCCTCAAGGCTTTCGAAGGTCTGGATAAAGTTCCGGGCTCTCGTCAGCCACGCCGCCCCGACACACCTGTCGCGCAAAAGAAGCGCGCACAAGCTTTCGGGGAGTCTAATGGTTGGGATGAAAACCCAGTCATTAAAACCCTGAATGGAGTGGAGACAGAGCTGTTTACTATTGGTGCGCTAGCACAGGCACTAGAAAAGCAGATTGTCACCATCCGCCTGTGGGAGAAGAAGGGATACATCCCGATGGCTCCCTACAGGCTCCGCTCAAAACAGCTGAACGGCAAGAAGGTTAATGGTAACCGTGTGTATACACGCCCACTAATTGACATTGCTATCGAAGAGTTCGCCAAGCGTGGACTTTTAGGCTCAGCTCGTGTAGAGTGGAAACTGCTAGGCGACCTAACAGAGGTAATCACTTACCGATGGAAGGAAGCTGTAGCCAAGTCAAAACCGAGTAACGTCTCCGATTAGAAAGAAAAATAACCCATGGCTATTATTGAGCCCGACATCGATGCAACAAACTACTTCGTCGACGACGTAGTAGAGGCCGAGCCAAAGCACGGCACCACTATTCAGGCAGGCTGGGACGCTGTTACTGCAGCATCTAAGCCAAAGCGTGAATCCAGCAACTACCCAACCGACTTCAAGTTCGAGGAGAAGGCACAGCTAGTGCGTTTCTTGGACAACGAGCCGTTTGCTGTTTACCAGCAGCACTGGGTACAGGTTCCAAACGACAACGGAAGCCTGTCTTGGCGCTCGTTTGTTGCTCTAGGTGATGATGACCCGCTAACTGTTATCGCAGGTCTTACTCCTCGTCCAAAAGCAGCTTTCAACATCCTGAACCTCTCGCTAGAGCAGCCAGAAGTTCAGACTCTAACCGCTTCAGTAACTCTTGCACGACAGCTTCAGGCTGCCAACGAGGACCCACGCCGTGGACCTCTAAGCAAGTACTACTGGGCAATCTCTCGTCAGGGAATGGGTCGTGAGACTCAGTTCACTGTAGACCGCGTCAAGGCCACTGACCTTGCCGAGGAGTGGGACCTAGACTACGAAGAGATTGACGCAATCGCAGCTACTGCCCCTCGCTACGATGCAAAGTCAATCTACGTGAAGACCTATGAGGAGCACCTCAAGGTCGCACGTCAGCTAGTCGGTACTGGTACCAACTAGTCCCACACCAAATCGGGGAGGTCACGCCGTCTCCCTCCTCTCTTGCTAGCGTGACCTCCCCAACACTTTTTTACGGGGCCGTATGAATTTAATTACCACACAGGAACAACTCCAAGAGTTTGTTCAGCACTACCTGAAGGTAGATGCGTTTGCTTTTGATATTGAGACCATTGGCGAGCAGAGACTTCTCCCTGTTGTCAATGACGTTTGCTGGATTGCGTTTGCTACTGAGGGACGAGTAGACGTCATTCCCATGGGACACCCAAACGGTGAGTTTGAGTTTTATACAAAGCCATTACTAAAGGCTGGTCAAGCACAGATTGCCAAAGGTCGTTCTCTAACTGACGCTCACTTCTCCAAGAACAAGGCCCACTGGATTCCACAGTTTAGCGAGCCACCAGTTCAGCTAAACCCTGCTGAGGTGTTTGCTGCTATTAAGCCCCTGATGTTTGGCAAGCAGCTCAAGGTTGGCCACAACGTTAAGTTTGACCTGAAGTCGGTAGCTAAGTACTACCGGAAGCAAGTGCCAGTCAAGCCTTACTTTGACACTTTGATGGCATCCTTCATTATTAACAACCAGAATAAGTTTGACCTTGGACTTCAGGCGTGTGTGAAGCGGGAGCTAAACATCGACATTGAGAAGGGTGTTGGAGAAGACATCTCTCAGCACGACTTTGACACTGTGGCTAAGTATGCTGCCATTGACGCTGAGGTTACTTGGAAGTTGTATAAAGCACTGGCTCCTAAGCTTGAGGGCAACCTAAAGAGCGTTTGGAGACTTGAGATGGACGTGCTTGGCGCTCTCTGTGACATGGAGCTGACTGGAGCGTACATTGACCAAGACCAGCTAAATGCTTTGTCAGAACAAATCAGTGAAGACCTAGAGTTAGCAAAAACTAAGGTGTTTAAGTCTGCAGGTAAGGTATTCGCTATCAACTCTGTTCAGGTTAAGCAGGAGCTACTATTTGGTGTAAACCCAGACACTGGTAAGCCACGACTAAAGCCAAACCCAAAGTTCCAGAACGCTCTTACTCCAAAGGGTAAGGAAGCAGTCCGCCGTCAAGAAGAGCTTAGCCCCAGCATGTTCTCTGTGAGTGCAGAGGCACTAGAAGTCTTTCGAGGCAAGGATGAGCTAGTAGATGCTCTCCTCGAGTATCAAGACCTAAATAAGCTCATGACTACTTACGTTACCCCGTATACCGGAGGTGAGGTAGAGCGTGAGACCAACGGCAAGAAGAAGACCATAACCAAGAAGAGCTTGCTAATTAACGGTAGAGTTCACACCAACTTCAAGGCGAATGGTGCGGAGACTGGTCGCTTCAGTTCTTCAGAACCGAACCTTCAGAACATCCCCTCTTCTGGTGACTACGGAAAGCTAGTCCGTAACTTGTTTATTGCCCCACCGGGACACAAGTTGGTTGTTGCTGACTACTCTCAGATTGAGCCGAGAGTAATTGCAGCTTTATCACAAGACCCTGTTCTAATGAACAACTATCTAACTGGCGGAGACATCTACACCACGATTGGTGACACGATGGGCGTAAACCGTAAAGCAGGTAAAGTGCTCGTATTAGCTATATCTTATGGCGTTGGCCCTGACAAGATTGCCAGTTCCATTGGCTGCAGCTTGACCGAGGCCAAGGACCTTCTTAAGAACTTTGAGCAGAAGTTCATCTCGATTAGCCGATATAAGTCTCGTGTGGTGATGGTTGCCAAAGAGCGTAGGCCAATTCCTTACGTTGAGACGTTGTTTGGCCGACGTCGCTACATCCCAGACCTTCTTAGTAAAGACACGGGTCTTCTAGCTAGAGCAGAACGCCAAGCGTTCAATACGGTTATCCAAGGCTCTGCTGCCGACATTATGAAGTTGGCTCTTGTGCGTGCCCACGCGTCATTTGTAGAAGAACCAGATATAAACTTGATTTTAACGGTTCACGATGAATTGGTAACAATTACACCTGAAGACCGCGCAGAAGAAACTGCTGAAGCTATTAGGAGAGCTATGGAAGGCATCACCATTCCGGCCATTACTGTCCCTCTTATTGCCGAAGTAAACATCGTTGATAAGTGGGGAGAAGCTAAGTGAAGTGGTTTAGAAAGCGTTCACCAGAACCTACTATTGCTGAGATTAACGCTCGGCTTAGAGGGTTCATCCTTGATTCACAGATGGCCGACGCTCACGACATCAGCGTCATTCTAGGCTGCGGACCAATTAGCGAAGAGATTGCAGAGAAGGAAGAAGAAGAGAGCGACAAGCGTCTAGATAAAATCTCTCATTTGATGCCGATGATTTACGCTCACTCTCAAGCTCTTGCTCAAGGTTCAATTGAATATCAAAGAAGTAATGTGCCTGACTCTTTGCAGTCCTTACCAGACGAATTGTGGTGGGATAGCCGAAAACTACTTGAACAAGTCTCCTCAGCCGCTATTGTAGGTTCTATATCTCAGTTAGTTGACATGGGACTACTAGAAATTCCGAAGAGGTATCGATGAATAACGCAGACTGGTGGGCAAAGAAGCTCCAAGAGCAGCAGCCCACCCCACCCCCAGCAAGGACTCAGAGCGTCCCTCAGGCACCCTCTCAGGTGCCGATGACAGCTTACCAAGCCCCAACACCTCAGCAGCCTACCGTAAAGGCTCAGAGCGCCTTACAGACTACTACGTGTCCTGACTGTGGTTCCGATAAGTATTTTGGTTTTAACGGCTCTAAACCGCGCTGCTATGAGTGCGGTTACCCCATGGAGCAGTCCGGCAGTAAATACGGCTCATTAACAGGTGCTAGGGTAGTAGGAGATGCCAAGGGCGCTAGAGGTAATGACGCTACCAACAATTACAATCCACAAGGCATCATTGGAAGGGTAGATTAATGGAGTCACCAGTAGTTCCACTAGAAATTGCCGCCGAGCACTACCGAGACGGCATGGTACGCGGTAAGACCGCGGGTATAGCAGAAGAGCAGCTCAGGATTATCGCTTTGCTAAAAAGCAAGGGGCTGTACGACGCTGTACTAGCTATTAAAAACAACAGTAAGAGGGAGAATAACAATGGCATCTAAGAAGAAGCAAATCAGAATTTTGACTGAGCAGGTTGAGTTCCTGCAGACTCTTGTAGACGTAATGCAGGCGCACTATACCGGAGAGTACGAAGCAGGACTTGAATCTGGAAGAAACTGCGCACTAGACAACATTGACTCAGCGATTGAGCTAAAGCGTAATGCACACGATGAAATTGCCGTAGCAGTACTTGAGTGGGCAAAAGAGAGGCTCTAATGGAGCTTAGCGAGGGCTATAAAGAAGACCTACGAAACCATTTTGACGATGGTTACAAGCTGGGTCGTGAAGACGAGTTGGCTCGTTGCATGACTATGGTTAAGCTAGATATGCTTTTATCAGAGGAAGTACGCACTCGTGTACTAGACCTACTAAGAGGAGGAAAAGATGAATCCTGAAGTCGCTAAGATTATGGCGCAACTAAACAAGCGCTTTGGTGACAACACGGTTGTGCTAGGCGAAAGCATCCGCTCAGACCTATTAAAGAGGATTACTACTGGCTCTACTACCTTTGACTACGTTCTAGGTGGCGGGTTCCCTGCGAACCAGTGGAACGAACTCATCGGTGAGCCAAGCCACGGTAAGACGGCGATTGCCCTAAAGACCATTGCTGCCAATCAAGAGGCCAACCCAGACCACATGACTGTGTGGGTAGCTGCTGAGCAGTGGGTTCCAGAGTACGCAGAAATGTGTGGCGTAGACACTAGTCGTATCATCGTTGTAGAGACAAACGTTATGGAAGAGGCATACCAAGCTGTAATTGAGTTTGCTGAGTCCAAGGCTATCGATGCCATCGTGATTGACTCTCTGCCAGCACTAAGCCCAGCTCCAGAGATGGAGAAGGACATGAACGAAATGACTGTTGGTAAGGGAGCGTTGCTCACCAACAAGTTCTTCCGTGTAGTCGGTGCTGCTATGAAGCGGTCTCTAGTAGAGGACGAGCGTCCTATTCTAGGTTTGATTATCAATCAATACCGTATGAAGATTGGCGTAATGCACGGAGACCCACGCACTACCCCCGGTGGTGAAGGCAAGAACTACGCGTTCTTTACCCGAGCCGAGGTCAAGCGCGATGAGTGGATTGAAGAAGGTACAGGAGTCAACAAGGTGCGTGTAGGTCAGCGCATCAAGATTCGTGTTATCAAGAACAAGACCGCTCCTCCACAGCGTGTAGCCTACGTAGACTTCTACTTCCAAGACACCGCATCTAACTTTGCTGGTGACTTTGATGTTGCTCGTGAGGTTGCTGCCATGTCTATGGTCAAGGAAATCGTAGACCGCAAGGGTGGTTGGATTTACTACGGTGAGCGTAAGTGGCAGGGCCAAGACTCCTTCGTAGCTTCACTACGCGAGGAGCTTGACTTGTTGTCAGAGCTTCGTGCTAAAGTGTTATCTATACCAGATTCATTTGTAGGAGCGAGCGATGAGTAAGATGAATGAGCTGTCCATAGCAGAGCAGGAAGAGCTTATGGCACAGCACGAGCAGGAGCAGATTGAGGGCTTCCGTAAGGATGGTCAGCAGGAGCTACGTAACCGTCTAGTTTGGGTAATTAACCGAGACATTACAATGGCTATTAGAGCTGGCAAGCACACTCAATATACTGAAGGTCTCCTTCACGCTCTCAAGCTAGTGGAGAACCCACTATCGTGAGGTCTGAAGGACAGAAGCAGTCTCGAAAGCACGAGGACCGTCTAGCTAAGGCTATTGGCGGTTCTCGTACTGCTGCTTCTGGGGCGTTCTGGTCGCGCAAGGGCGATGTGCGGTCAGAAGAGTTGTTGATTGAACACAAGTGGACCGGAAAGAAGTCCAAGACAATTCAGTCAGCAGAACTCAAGAAGATAACAAACGAGGCAATCATGGACGGGCGTATGCCTGTGTTTGGAATGCACTTGGACGGGGAGGATTACGTAGTTATGTTGGAAACCGACCTGTTAGAGATAGTGCATAAACTTGATTCTAGATGAACACCTTGACCACTCTTGGAGAGTAGACGCTGCCTGTGCCACCGCTGACACAGAAATATTTTACCCACCAAGGGATAAAGAACTTTATAACAAAATAGCGGCAGAGGCTAAGGTTTACTGCAACGGCACTAGGAACTCTCCTCCGTGCCCTGTACGCGCCGAGTGTCTGTGGCAAGCCATCATTACAGAAGAGCAGCACGGTATCTGGGGAGGAATGTCCCACAGAGAACGAAACGCCCTTGTACGTAAGTGGCAAAAACAATATAGAGGTAAGATAAGTCTCAAAGACTTTGTCTTTAAAGAACGAGAGGGCAAATAATGGCAGTGGCAAAATCAGACTTAAAGAAGTTTCTAGATGCTAAAAAGCACAAGACTAGGCTTGTAGGAGACGTCGAGCGTCACCTGCTGGCTAGGCCATTGGGAGACCGTGCGACTGACGTGCTGCACCCTTCCGAGATTATCAAGCGTAACTGGTGCCGTCGTGCCTCTTACTTCCTGCTAAAGGGTTACCCAAAGATTCAAGAGCGACCAAACCTGCGCTTGCAGTCTATCTTTGACGAAGGCCACGCCATTCACGCTAAGTGGCAGAACTGGTTTTACGAGATGGGCAACTTGCACGGTAAGTTCAAGTGCCTAGCTTGCGGTCAGATTACTTGGGGAACCTCTCCTAGCAACTGTGAGCACTGTGACCACACTCGCCTAGAGTACGCTGAAGTAACTCTGTTTGATGACGCTCTACGCATTAAAGGTCACACTGACGGCTGGATTAAGGGTATTGGTGATGACTGCCTCATTGAAATTAAGTCCATCGGCCCCGGCACTATCCGTAACGAAGACCCCGGTCTATTCCTAGATAGCTCAGACTTTATGGCTGCATGGAAAAACGTTCGTCGACCATTCAACTCTCACCTGCTACAAGGCCAGATGTACCTAGAGCTAATGAAGCGTATGGGTCACGAGGTCAACGAGATTGTGTTCTTGTATGAGCTGAAAGCAGACCAAGACTATAAAGAGTTTTCTATTAGAGCTGACTACGAGCTAGTGCGCCACATCTTCGAGAATGCCGAGAAGGTTGTCAAGGCCGTAGAGAGCAACCAAGCCCCAGTTTGCAACAACAACGTTGGCGGGACTTGCCCTCAGTGCACTGGGTACGAGGAATAATGTCGTACGCGTTAGATAAGCTAGCAGAGCTAGGCCTAGCAATTCAGAAGCCCACCATGGATGTGGGGAGTCTACCAGCAGACATTACTCTGTTAAGCAGTGAGCAGCTAGGGGAGAAGTTCACCGTTCTAACTGCTTGGGCAGACTACGCCTCAACCCAACTGGCTATTGCCCAGATTGAAGAGAGGGCTGTCCAGCGTAAGCTAGACCTTCTAGAAAACAAGCTGTTAGTACAGCGAATGGGTAGTGCAGTCAAGGGCGAGCGTATCACTCTGGTAAAAGCTCAGATTTCTGTAGAACAAGATGTTCAAGACCTAGCCCTTGAATTTGAAGAGAAGTACGCATACAGGAAACTCGTAGAAATGATGTTGTCCAACTATGAAAGGGATATCGCCCTTGTTAGTAGAGAACTCACCAGAAGGTCAAATGATTTGAGGTCAACTAGAAAAGAATGGTCTCTATAATGGAGAACTCATTGTCCAAATCTAGTCCTAGGAGACCCCAAATGCAGGTTACTGTATACACCACACCAACATGTCCACAGTGCGATATGACCAAGAAGACCCTGACTAGAGGTGGAATTAACTACGACATCGTAGACCTTTCAGCTGACGCAGAGGCTATGGAGTACGTTACCAAAGAGCTCGGATACAGCGCAGCTCCTGTTGTGGTGGCAGGTGAGCAGCACTGGTCAGGCTTCCGTCTAGGCGCTATTCAGAATTTAGTAAAGCAGATTCACGGTGACTCCGTAAAGAGTCCGTCGGTAGCAGCCTAAGAATACACAGGAGGGCATATGAGAGCAGTTGGATACGAACCAAGATTCGACCGTGATTTAGAGCGGGGTAATGTTGGGGAGGATTTATTAGAGCTGTTCTTCGATGATGCCGAGAACAATAACATGTTTGAAGTGAAGACGGACTACCGCATCAACGAGACTGGGAACATCTACGTGGAAACTCACAAGTTCCGCAAACCAGACCAGAGTGATGCGGTACCGTCTGGCATTAATGTCACTGAAGCTAAGTGGTGGGTGCAGGCATCGCCAGATGGTGTTGCCATGCTAATTGTCAAGACTGAGCACCTTCGTAAGTACATTGAGTTTGTTGACCCACCAAAAAGCGCACAACCAATTGCGAACGCACACTCAGCGGCAAGCCTTGGCGTACTAGTTCCTATTAAAGGACTAATGAAGTTTTGCAAGATGTGGAAAGTAAATGACTGAGAAGACATTCGACGGCGGGCTAGTAGACGGCCCAGTCGCACTGGGTATTGACCAGTCCCTTACTGGATTTGCGATGACCGCAGTTAATGTCTCAGACCCATCTTGCTATGAAACTTGGGTATACAAGTCCCCCTACTTCGGTGTGCGTCGTCTAGCAGACATCCGTCATTGGATGATGGACAAGTTTGATTTCCTAGATAGTCAGTATTGTCGGGTAACCGAGATTGCCATGGAGGGCACTGTACTTGCGTCTCACTCAGCCCTAAAACTGGGAGAGCTAGCAGGTCTGGTAAAGCTGACTATCTGGGATTACTTTGATGGAAACCTATACAGCGTTATTCCATACGAGGAACACCTCAGACGACCACTGCAGGTTCCACCAATGACCCTTAAGAAGTATGCAACAGGCAAGGGCACCGCTAAGAAGCAAGAGATGCTGATGCAGATTTATAAGCGTTGGAACGTAGAGTTTAATGATGACAACGCTGCTGACTCCTACGCCTTGGCCAGATTAGCCGCTGGGATAGCTTCAGATGCCGTAGAAAAAGCAATTGTAGAACAATTAAAAGACGATAAGTATAGGGACAATTAGCTTTAAGTTTCTGTCACCATTATTTGTTGAGGCGGTGCACTAATTCCGACAACAAAGGCATACTAAATGACAGACAAAGAAAACCTCACTCCAGCCCCTGAAGAAGAGTTCCTTCGAGTAAGCGCTGGGTCCAATCCACAGGCCGTAGCATCTGCTATTGCACACGCTGTTTACGACACCCGTTCAGTAAAACTACGTGCAGTAGGCGCGGGAGCTGTGAATCAAGCAGTTAAATCCATTGCAATTGCACGAGGATACGCTGCTCCTAGAGGGCTAGACCTCACCTGCAAGCCGGGCTTTACCACTATTGAATCCCGTGATGGTGAGATTTCTGCAATCATTTTTACCATTACAGCTAGCTAAATTAGCCGTATTCTGGTAGTACATTTTATTTAAGGAGTCTTTATGGCCAAGTGGACTGACAAAGGACACGCAATGCGTCGTCGTGAGGGAGCTCCATCAAACCACCTTGAGTCGGCAGGTCCGACCAATGGACGAGACCACAATACCGCTGAGGAGCAGTACGAAATGGCAAAGAACCAAGACAGCGCACGCGTTTCACTAGGTGAGGGCTCTATCGACACTCCTCACGAGGTAATGTCGCCAGAGCAGAACATGCCAGAAAATGGCACGTTGGTAGCTAAGCACAACACTCAGGCTGCTGACCCAACCGCTGGTGGCGTAGGTCACCGTAACAACGTGTTGTACAGCGAGAGGCTAGGCGCTTCTTACCGAGTAACCGCCAACACCGACTTTACTGTTGACCCAACCGTAGGTCCTACCATGGCAAACGCCCGTGTTATTCCATCTGTTATGGGACGTCAGAACCCTAACTTCATGGGCGCAGTTACTGACCAGTACTAGGAGGTAGCCATGAGCGGCAACCCCAACTTGTCATACGCCGAGCTCCGTTCAGGCAAAGTCATTGGGCCTGATTTCTCAAATTTTGAACAGCAAGCTGGTTTCAAAGCGCCCGCATCTCACAGCATGGCTGGCCTTGGAAAAGAAAATCTTCAATCTGGTGCTTTTGCGTTTAAGAGTGGCGATGTTACTCCGGGCAAAGTTGCTTCGTACAGCAAATTTCAAAGAAGAACCTTTTACGGTGCTGAAGACGGCGCTCAAGCAATGGGGCCAACCCCAGCAGGGAGCTAGTACATGCCCGGTGATTACAACTCTTTTGCCCCTAACCAAAACTGGCAGTCGCTTGGTGGTAATGGTCTAAACGGCTATAACAACCAAGGTGGCTACGGTGGCGGTGTAGCACGTTCAGACCTTGATGCTATCCGTATCGGAACAGGTAGGGTACCTTCTGCCGAATATCCTGATGGGTATCTGGGCACTATCCGTTCGCGTCGTGATGACCGCCTGTTGGATAGCATCAAGTCAAGAGTCGGTGACAAGCAGTACCAACGAGGCGTACACAAGGGTGAGCGCATTGATGGGAGCGCATACTACTGGGGACCAGAGTTTAATGACCAGATGGGTATTAAACGCCAGATGAGAGCTAAGTATGACGCAGCCTCTGGTGTATACCGAATTCCTAGGCAAGCCCCACAATGGCAAATTACTGCCCCTCCTCACCTTGTAAACGACGGCAAGGCCAACATGGTTTCTGATAGCCCTAGCACCCTAAACGTGCGCAGAGCCGACCAGCTGTCCTATCTGAAGCCGACTTGGAGGTAACATGCCACAGACTACCGATGGCGTATACGACCACACAAAGCCGTGGCGTCCCCCTCTAGTACCTAATCAAGTACAGCCGCGTTGGACTTACGCAGGCCCATGGTCGTCTAATGAAGAACGACTTACCCAACAAGCGCTTCTAGCGGCTACTATGCCGGGAGCACAGCTCCAGCAAATGGTTCGCCCACCCCTGCCTCAAATCCGCTTATTCCCTGACCGAATCGGTTATGGAGTACGTTATCAGCCCTCAATTGACGATGTGGTAAGCATCGATAGAGTGTACACTGAACCGAGAGTTTCTTGGTATTCGGGCGGAGTCGGTGGTTACTCAGGTGCTTCCAGAAACAGCCTTCAAGATATTTAAGGATAAACAATGGGTAGAAGTTTAGCTGACATGAAACTTGGTGCAGGAACCACTTCCGCACCACAGAAGTCAGCCACACCTGAAAATAATGAATGGAAAGACATTCCAGCAGGTGCACCTGCCCGCTCAGTTACTCCGGAGCAGCGTGATAACCCGAAGCCTAAGTACGTAGGCGGAGTTGCTGTCCACCCAGTTACTGGTGGAGTTCTAGCAAAAAACAAGTGGCACTCAAGTTGGGTAGGGGTCAGTGGTTACACAGAGCCTAAGCCCTTAACAGAAGCCGCATCAAACGTTCAGCAATTTGGTAAAACCAAGGTTATTCCTAAGCAAAAGGGCGCATCTTACATCCCCACTAGTGTGCGCGGTGCCAGACCTGAAATACCTCACAGAGAAACTGACTACGAAGGTAACGCCGTACCTTTAACCGCTCAACAACGGCAAGAAAACAAAGTTGCTAGCGATTCTCAGGCAAACTGGGACGCACACGACGCTGTTGAAAAGGAACACGGAAAAGCACACGGTGTCTCTCAGCAAATAGAGGCCCAGCAATACCGTCAAGAGTCCCCAAAGTCCTCTCAACTAAACGGCCTAGGCGATGATTACGCTGTAGTTGACGCAGACATGCTGGGAACCCGCGGAAACCTGTCGGAGCACCACGCTGACTTGCTGCACATTCACTCCACACTAGCCCCACTGGTGCACTTGGGCGGACACGTTCGTCAAGTTGCTGCTCAAATGGCACAGGACACTGCTGGGCAAGCCGCAAACATCGCCCGCAGCTTGAATGAGCGCAAGCCCGATGGTACACCTAAGGTTGCTGAGGGAAGCGAGCGCAGAGAGCTTTTGCTAGACGGCCTGAACAAAGCTGACCAACGTTCAGATGACCTAAACTCATTTGGAACCAGACACTTAAAGGTCATGAACAGCGTTGCCGAAGCTAAGCGCCACCTAGACATGGCGGGTAAAGCTCTGGCAAGTAGCCGAGATGATGACGCATCCAGACTATTAGGCGCAGCCGCAGGTCACCTGAGGGCAGTCACTAAGCACCTAGCCGCACCAATTTCCCGCGGAGTTTTTGCTGCAGCAAATCACCCTCTTCCTGCAGACCTTGCCAATGGGCTGCACAAATCTACTGTTGAAGACATTTTGCAGCAAGTTAGAGACCGCCCTAGTGCAAGTTCGGGTGTACGCAACCCTAACCCTGAGCCATTGAGGTTTAATTACAAGGGCATGATTCACACTTATCCTCTTAACAAGGATGGTTTGGCAAAAGCCAAAAAGCATTTTGGAACTCTTCACGATAACTACCGAAAGCTGCAAGACGCTATTTCAGCAAATAGGTCTGACAGAGCGCCATTGTCAGACCTAGGTAGAGATGTTGGTAAAGAGCTTGCGTTTACCCAAAGGTATGAAGACGGTCGACCTGTAGGCAAACCCGGAGAGACCTTGATTGACGTTCGCAAACCAACAGCGCCTCAGGCTCCTACGGCAGCAGCTCAACGACGTAGACCTATTCCGGATAAGCCTAGTACTACTCACCCACCAACACTTCAGACTCACACCAAGATTGCTGTAAAACACATCATGGATGGACTAGCAATCCCTGATGACACCCAGCGAATACTAGGCAAGCAGGGACTTAATGAGTTGGCTCAGTGGGCCAAAGACACTCACGGTAAGGATGTGATTACGTAATGCCCGGCGGTATTGAGAACTCAAAACAGCTAAAGCTGTACTTTGGCATTCAAGCCAGAAAAGGTAAGGGAGATTTTCGAACACTTACCACGTATCTTCCTAACCAAGGGCAAATGGCTCTTGAGCACACTGCTCAGCTGGACGCGACCCTCCCAAAGCATGAGGTCAGGTTAGTCCCTACAACTCGTGAGGGAGCTGTTGCAGGCGACCCAATTCCTCACAAGCTAGTTGTCCCAAACTTGGGTTCACCTACGACTGAGCCAAAGCCTGCGGCTCGTAAACCAAAGGCGTCTTCTCCTAAGAAGTCCTCAGAAGAAGAAGTGTATGACATCAGCGGTAAGACTCCGAGGAGAGTGAAGTAATGGCCACTAAAACTCCTAAGAACAAAACTTCAAAGAAACTAAAGTCAAGTAGTCCAGAGAACGTTGAGACTAAGCAAGTAAGCCTACTCGGGGGGTTCTTGCCCG